GACAGCGTCGTCGCTCATCGGAGCACCTGCGCAGTGCGATAAATGATGGCGAGCACGAACGCGACGACGGCGGCCGCTTGGACCGCCGAGATAACGAAGTCAATACACTTTTTCATGTCCGCACCCTCCATGCGGACAGTTTTCTGTCACGACCGGCTTTCGCAGCCCGGAGAGAGAAACTTGTATGCGACGCGATCGCCGCGCGCGGACTGCATGGCGACGTCCCAATCCGTCTTGAAGCGCTTGACCGCTTCAGGTGTCGCATTCTCCAGCGCGATGACAAGCGGTTTCGCATCGCGACGCTTGCGCATCACGTCGCGGATCCACGAGATATTGCCGCCGAGCCCAGCAGCCTCGCCGCGCACGTGACCGAGCGCCGTGAATGCATCCGGGAATTCAGAGAGCCAGCGCTGCGCCTCCGCGCACGACGTCCGCCAACGCTCGAGCTCCGCCAGATCTTGCCCGGCGACGAGCCAGGCGATACGCTCACGCAGCCAACGGATCATGATGCCCTCCGCAAGACGATCTCAACCGGCCCGCACTCGATCACAGCCTGCCCGCGCGGCGCGCGCCAGACGCCGAAGCGCCAGCACGCCAGACCGCACCAGACGATGCGCACGCGGTTCCACTTCATTCCGCCACCGCCTTCGCGTGCGCCTCGCGCAGCGCATCCAACTCGCTATGCAGGTTGCCGAGCGCAAGCGCGCGCGGCGAGTCCTCAACGAGACCGCTGGCAAGCGCCGTCGCGAGCGCGCGCGAGTGCGACTCGACCTGGCGCAGCACGAGCAATTCCTCGTTCATCTGTGGCGCGCGGACCGACCAGAAGCCCTCCGCGCGCACAACCGCCTCATACGAGGCGATCAGGTTGAGGACGGCCGCGCCGTCTAGCACGGCGCCGTTCGATGCAGCCTCCTGGCGCAGCGCGCGCAGATCCTCGTCGCGCATCATGCCGGCACCTTCACGTCGCCCATGATCTCGACGGCACCACCTTCGATCGTGATGTTGCCAGTCTCCGATATCTTGACGGTGCCACCGACAGCCGCGAGCACGACCTTGTCGACCGAGCGCGCCGCGCGCAGTTCGCCGATCTGCGCCGCCAGCGCGTCGCGCTCTTTGATCAGCGCCTCGATATCCGAAAACATCGTGCGGACGTTCTCCGCCTGCACACCGTGCTGCGCCTGCAGGTTGCGCACGTCGCGCGCTACCTCGTCGAGGAATTCCGCGCTCAATGCGATCGTCTGGATATCACCCGCCATCGGCGAGCGGCGAATGTTTTCGATGTCGTTGCAGAACTGCTCGAGTGCCTTTGCCATTTTTACAATCCCCGTGTTTTGCGCCCGATCTGCGCCCGGCGCTCAGCGTGCTTCGTTGAAACCCGCGCCACATAAGGCGACGCGGGATGAAATGAACCGACTTACTGTCTGTTAGTCAGGAGAGCAGGATCGCCGCGAAAATCAGCCAACCCCAGCCATCATGGCCAGACGCAGAGACAATGATCGCGCCGATGATGCAGAGCATCGACGCATTCACGCTGCACCGCCTTTCGCCGGCAGCGCGCCGGTCTCGATGTAGCGGGCGACATCGTCGACGGCGTGCAAAAACTCTGGGTAGTCGTTGAAGCCATCCAACGCGACCTTGTCGAGCGCCATCTCGCGGGCGCGCGAACTAGGCACCGGCGGCAGCGGATCACAACTGGGATGAGTGATCAGCGAATAGCCTTTCTCGAACGCGTCCGCTGGCGAGTACGAGCTATAGCCGTCACCATAGACGACGTAGTACCCACCAACCTGCGGACGATTCTTCATTGCCCACTTCTCGCCTACAAAGATCGGCCCGTAACCCTTTTCCTCCGGCGTGAGAGTGGCATTGCCTCGCGGCTCACCCTCAAGTGGCGGCCGATCGTATTCGACCTTCATGATCTTCAGCGCCCACACCTGCTTGTGGCACTTGTAGCGCGGCATCTCTACCATCGCGCCGCTTTCCGTAGCTTTGTTCATGGCCTTCCTCTCCGTTAAGTAGTCCTACGCGCCGAGCGAAGCGCTCGACCCGGCGCTAGATTCGTGTCACGACGGGCTGATCAGCCCTCCGCGCCGCACACTGCGGGCAGCGGTTCTGTGGCCTGGCGCACAGCGCGCTCGATGCTCTCGAACTGCCTGCGAAGACGCGCGATCTCATCATCTGCGCTCAGACGCACTGCAGCCTCGCGTGCTGCATGCACGATGTCCCACGTCTTCGCGTCGTCGGCCAGACCGAGCGCCCGCGCGAGTTCGGCGCGTGCGCCGTCGATCTGCTGGCTGTCTCGCTGCGCACGAGCGCGTGCGCTGTCGATAACCTTTTGGTATTCCTCGTTCGCCTGCTTCGTCGCCTCTTTCACGCGTCGCGTCGCGACTTCGAAATCGTTCGTCGCCATCATGCGACTGGCGATGGCGTCACTCACGACCGCGCCCAGCTTCTCGCGGATCTCATACGACGCCGTCCACTCGTTGCGGATCTGCGGACGCATACGATCGGCCGCGTCGTTGTGCAGCCGGCTGACGCCATCGAGCAGCAACTTGATCCACGCGTCGCGCGGCAGGTTCTCCACCGCGCCCAACGTCGGGCCTTTCACCGTGCGCCATCCGGTCTCGCCGCGCGTCATCAGTCCGCAGCCGGCGGGAACGTCCTCTTTCTTCACGAGCCCAGCAGGCACGGCGAAGATCACGCCCGCCGCGAACTTGAGATAGCTCGTCCACTTGCCGGCCGTCACATCGCGCCGGAAGTCGGCGACGCTGATCTTGCATTCGTACGCGATCGGCTGAAAGCGCTTGAAAGAGCACGGCACCGTATAGACGTCCGGGCGCGGAGATCCGGCCGGACCGAGTTGCATATCGGTCCACACCATTCGATCCGAACCACCGCGCAGGTGCGTCGCCAAGTCTTCCGCCAGGTCATCATGCTTCCACGTCGTCATGCCGCTTGCTCCTCGAAAAGATCCAACTGCGGCACCGGCGCGCAGACCTTGCGCACGGCCTCAGCCGCTTGCCACGATGCCTCGATGCGCGCCCGCGCGATGTCGACATACTCCGGCGTCATATCAATGCCGACGAAGCGGAAACCCTCGCGCATCGCCGCCTTTCCCGTCGAGCCACTGCCCATGAACGGATCCAGCACAATCCCGCCTGCAGGCGTCACCAGACGGCAGAGATACGCCATCAAATCCGTAGGCTTGACCGTCGGATGCGTGTTGCCGTTGCGCGCGCTCCAGTCCGCCGTCTCGCAGTCGCGCATCGTCGCGCCTTGCGTGACGGCCGGCACGTCGGAGCTCGGCAGACCCTCATTGCGGTCCGCGCGCGACGCTTTGGCACAATAGAAGAATCGCGCAGCAGACTTGTCGAGTTCGGCGCGCGGCTCGATGCCGCCGCTACCGCGCACCATCGCGCCGTAGACGTTCTGCGTCTTGCGGGCACTGCTGCTGCTGCGTGCTATCTGTCCCGGCGCATCCGGAAAAGCCTCCAGCACCTCGTCGCTACCGTCGTGAATGACGTTCGCCGGCCAGCGGCCCGACGGATCACCGCCGCGCACGCCCGGCAGTGCTGCAAAATTCGTCCCGCCCTGCTCTGTATAGCGTCGCGCCTGCGATGCTTCGCCGTCACGCGCCTGGCTTTCGCCCGTCGGCTCAACACGGCACGCATCGATATTCAGCGCGCCCGTGCCATGCTGCAGGACGTTCGCCTCGACGGTTCCGACGAGCGGCTTGCGCGCAAAGCAGATCGGCTCGTGCGCCGGCTTCAGCGCGGTACCGCGCCCGTCACCGATGTTTCGCGACTTCGGAAAGCCAGAACCGTACAGCCACATGATCTGATCGCGGATCTCGAAACCAGCGTCCTCGATCGCGCATGCCATGCGGTGATAGGTCCGCGATCCAGAAAACGCCACCAGGTGCCCGCCAGGCTTCAGCACGCGCAGACACTGCGCCCACATCTCGACGCGCTGCGCGATATCGCCGCCGTCCCATTCCTTGCCCATGAACCCGCGATCACCAATCCGTGCGCGCAGGTGCGGAGTCGTCGCCTCGCCCGGCTTGTGCGAGCCACGCGCGTTACTGGTCAGGTGATACGGCGGATCCGTGACGATCGAATCGACCGATGCATCGGCGAGCGTCGCGAGCACGTCGAGACAGTCGCCAAGATGCAGCGCGTATGGGCGCTCGCTCATACCAGATCGACCTCGATCGCCGTGATCTTGTCGAGCGTCAGCGCGCGCACGACAGCGGCAAGATAGATCTGCTTCGCTTCGTCTTCGGTATCAGCCTCGATTTCGAGCGCGGGCAGATCGTCGCAGATCGAGCAGTCGAAAATTTTCTTGTCGGTGCGGGGGGCTTGGCCAATGGGGTACATGGATGCGGACATTTGTTTTTGCTCTCGTATGCGCCCGGGTAGCGCCCGAGCTTGGTCTCATTCTTCGCTAACCCGCGCCAGCAAAGGCGCGAGCGGTTTCAAACGGAAAACTATTAATCTGTTGGCGGGTTACTTGCGGGCTTTGGTGCGGGCAGCCGGCGTTTTGCGAGCGATCGGCGTCACCTTTGCCGCCGCCTTCTTCGCGGGCGCAGCGCTCGCGGCCTCAACCTGTTCCTTCACCGCCGCATCGATCGCCGCGCGCGCTGCGTGGAATCGGCCGATGCTTTCCTGAACCGCGATCATTTCCTGCGGATTCTGGCGCTGCACGATCAGCGCGACGCGCGCCGCGTATTGCGCCTTCAGTTGCTCGATCGAGCCCAGGATCGCCGCGAAGCCAACCGCGTATTCAGCGCTAGCGCCTTCGATTGCCTTGCTGATCAGGTCCGTAAGCTCCTCCGCCTGAATGAACGGTTTGCCAGCTTCGCTGACGAGGGTTTGAGTTGCCATACCTTCACTTCTCCTTTGGTTGAATGACTTAGATCGGCGATGCCTGCTCGGCGACGATCTCAGACGGGAATTCGGGGGAGCGTTCGCCGTTCACCGTGCAGCGCACGCCGGCATCCTTGCCGCCCTTCAGCGTGATTCCGCAGCAGCAGATCGCGCTTGCTCGCTTACCTTCGCGCTCGATACCGCATTGGGCGCAACGGTAGATGTGTCGATAGTCGAACGTCTCGCGATACAGCACACGTCCGAAACATGCGCGGCAGCAGTGATCCGTCAGATGCCACGCCGGTTGTTCTTTGCTCTCGCTCATTACCAGAGCCTCAGTTGCGCGGGAATGCCGCGAATATCGCCAAGAAAGCCGAAGCGGACTTTGTCCTTACTGTCGCGCAATGCCGTGATAATCAATTCCTCTGTGTCGACCGACAGATTGAGCGCGAGGATCTTCGGCGAGTTACCCGACATGTAGCGGATCCGGCGCGCATCGAGCGGTGCCAACTTCGTCGGCCTCGTGCCTTTCGCGTTGCGGCCGATCACGTACTCGCGCTGGCGGTTGTAGCAGCTCACACACAGGTGCTTTGCAATCAGACGCGCGGCGCCCGTATGGCAGCGGCCGCAGATCAGCATGCCTTTCAGCGGGCTCATGCTCGCGGCCGTTTCACCGGCATGCAGTGCACCCAGCGGGCAGACCTTGCAGCGCAGGCGCGATTCAATCCCCTCGTGATTGCCCGCGCGCCAGTTATCCGCGCACGTCTCCGTCGACAGATTCGCGTTGTACCGGTCGCAGCGAAAGAACTTCTTTCCCGGCAGTTCGGGCAACTCGTAGTAATCGGGCATCGCACCCACCTCATTAATCGAATTTGATTAAATGGTATCACGAGTTTTTCGTATTACAAGTGCCCGTCAACAAATATTTTGAACCCATTCAAAATAAATCCGGTAATCTTGAAACTGATACCAACAGATACCGTTTTAACCCGTTTGGTATCGGTTTTGGTAACCTAACTTTTTCCTTATAAATCAACACGATAGATAGATATAGATACCAAGATACCAATATATATAAATATATCTATCATGGGTTGTATTGTGGTGTGTGTGTTGTGTGTGGGATGTGTGTGTATATATATATGTTTTCGGAAAACTTGGTATCTTGGTAACCCGAATCGACGAAGCCTTATTGCATGCGGGTTTGCGCGGGAACCGATGCCCGTAACCGCGTTTTCATGCGGTGGTAACCGGTAACCGAGGGGGCAACGCGAATGCGGCAATTAGATACCAATGGTATCCGGATGGTATCGGCTAAGTTGTTGATTCGTATGACGAGATACCAAGATACCAACGATACCGGACAAAAGACGTCTCGATTTCAGTTGGCACAATTGAAAACGGCCGCGAGGGGAGTCGCGGCCGCTTGGTGATGTGAGAGTTAGGGATGTCTGCGTAGCTGCTCGCGAACCCAAGCGCTTCCGCCCAGCGCCTTCAGCTTGTCGCGTTCAGCGGGAGTGAGGGAGATGTTGAACGGCACGACGCCAGACACGCCGTCGACCGTCTTGCGGCCGGCACCGGCGCGGGCACCGCCGCGCTTCGTTGCCGCAGCCTCTTCGGCTTTGTTCGTCATTAGTGCTTCGCCCCGTAGTAGATGTTCTGCGCGAGGTTTTCGAAGTGCGTCGAGTGGCTGAGGTGGTACGCGCCGATGAACTCGCCGCCGTTGTTGTAGATCGCCATATCTTTGTGGCGCTCATCGGCCGGGATGCCCAGCGCCTCGACTGCGTCGCTCTTGTCGTCCATGCGCCATACCGTGATCTTGTATGCCGCCTTCTTGTTGCGCTTGCACGGCTTGAACTCGTGCTTCAGGGTTTCGTTGTCCACCGTCTTGACCGGACGAAACGCTGCATCGTCGTGCGCGAAGTCCACACGAAAACCGCCGACGCTGCCGATGATCTCGCGCTCGAAACCGTAATCGGTGCGAGCCACAACCGATCGCACGACATATTCCGCGATGCTGTTCTCGTTGCTCGTGATCTCGATGACGACACGCGCGAAGCCTTGGCGACCGTCGATCATCGGGCGACCGTAGATGTTCATTTCGAGCTGGCTGCCGACGGTGAAGTATTTCGAGTGGATCATGTTGGGCTCCCGCGTTGTTGTGTTGTCGATGGGATTGAATTGTACGCATTAATCAAACGACGTCAAGAACAATTTGATCAAAAATGAGTTGCCCACATTGTTCGCGTACACGTAGAATCCAATTCGCCACTTGATCATTTATGAGTAACAACCACGCCACGCCATGACCCTCGACATCCTCGCCGTCGCCGTCTGCCTGCTCGGAGTCGGATCGTACGTGGCATGTTTCATCTTTCCAGCAAGAAGGAGTAGCCAGAAATGGCAATGAGCAAAAAGGAACAGGCCGAAATGGCCGAACTACGCGCCGCGTTGGCACGAGCCCGTGCGGTCCGAACGACAGAACCTGTCGCACCGGATTTGCACATCGGAAATTCTCCCGACGTGCAAGAGCTTTCCGGCTATTTCTACAACGCCCATACGCTAGAAGTTATGCCGGCGTGGACCAGCACCGTTTCGCACGGGCGCGGCTACGCGTCGCGACGCGAGCAGATCGGCAGCGCCACCCAGCGCGCAATCCCACTCTACAGCTCGCGCCTCCTTGCCCTTCGCGCGCTGCGCTATGCTACCGAGCAACGCGTATTCGCCGAACTGGCGAAGATCGATATGCTGATCGACGAGGAATCCGCTTCGAAGCAGTATTCGACATCGATCGCATCACAATGAAAACCAAAGGCATCCTCCGATCGATGCCGCGCGCCGAATGGACGTCTCTCGCCGGACGCCCGTTTGCCCTCGTCGGCCCGCACCACGTGATAGTGTGCGATGCAGGCGCCGCTATTCAATCCGATGCGCTCGACGCCGCCGAGCTCGCGCGCCGCTGGAACGCATACCCGATTCTGATCGAAGCGCTGCAGCGCGTAGCAGCCACGCGCGACGCGCGCCACGCACTCATCGCACTTAAAGGAGCAGCATGACCGACCGTATCCATTCCCTAACCGTCGTGCTCGACGAGAACATGCGCGCCGACGACGCCGAGCAACTGATCAACGCGATTCGCATGATGCGCGGCGTGGCAGATGTCGCCGGCAACATCGCCGAGCATTCTCACTACGTCGCAGAAACGCGCGTGCGCCGCGATCTCTCGCAAAAGCTGTGGGCCGTCCTGCATCCGGAGAGCGCCACGTGACCGCATTCAAGAAACCGACAATCAAGGAAAACGGGCGAGCGTACGTGAGGCTGTTTCAGTGCTTCCCGAACACGGAAAGCTGGCTGAATTTCTTGGCGAACCACTCCATCAAGTCTGAGACGTACGGATCTCGCTATGACGCGGACTGTGAAATTCGCGTGATTAATCGCGCGACGGGCGACTTGGCGGTTTTGGGTCTGGAGATCCCGAATCGCATCCGGTATCACACCTTCGGTGGAGACCGCAGTTTCTGGAATGAATGGTATCTGAGCGCCACGCACACACGCCATCGGACGACCGAACTCGGCTACAACAGCCCGTCCAAGGACGAGACGGTACCGAGATAGCGAGCCCTATCACTTAATCAAATTTGATTAAAACATTCAACTGGGAATGCCGCGCGGCCTTGTGCGTTCGCGCGTACAATCCACCCGTAGTTGATCAAATTTGAACAAGAACAGGAAAGGTGCCATGAGTCTTCTGCTCGTCGTTGCTGGGATCTCGATGTTCGTGGGCGCCACGCTTGGCGCATTCACGATGGACACGCTTCACCTGAAGCGCAAGATCGACGCAGCCCCGCCGAGCAGGAATGTCACCGCCTGGTAAAAGCATTTTCGCTCGCACAACATTATGCGTTCGTGCGTATAACGTAGACCGAGGAGACCACCTCATGTACACCGTGAAATATTGCATCAATGGATGCCCGCACATCGAGCGCTACGAGCGCCCCGAATGGCGGGACCACCGCGCAGCACGTCTCCTCGCGCTTGGCTTTGCAATCACGATCAAGAAGGAACCGAAGTGACCACCACCGTCAGCAAACTCCCGCCGATGGAGACTTATTACGTCTCCGGCCCCGACTGCGCATGGGCGACGATCGCCATTCGCGGATGGTCGGACACAGCCGAAGATGAGCGCGTGCTCCATCGCGGCGAGATCCTGATCAACTCCGACTTCGGCAACTTCGCGCACCGCTGGAATCACATGGGCATGCCGATAAAAGACTTCCTCGTGAAGATCGGCCGGAACTATCTGCTCGACAAGCTTGCGCCGGGCGACGTCGTGGAATTCGACTTCGATGCGTCGCTCGACAGCGTGCGCCGGCACATCATCAAGCAGCGCCGCGCTGGCGTGCTCGACCACGACGACGCGCGCTCCGCATGGAACGATGTCCCGACGAACCACTCCTCGAAGGAGATATTCACGTATCTGCTGACGGAGGGTGAGTATTTTCGATGCATCGACTTCGACACCATCGAAGGCATGCTCGTCGAGCGCGAGAACGTGCAGCTCGTCGGCTTCTACGACGCAATCTGGATTCACTTCGTCGAACAACTGCGAACGGAGATCCGCTATGGCTAGACCCGCCCTCGCCCGCCCGCGCATCCTCGAACTGCTCAGCGCCGCACGGCACCCGATGACACGCGAGCAGATTGCAGACGAGCTCGAGATGACGATCGGCGCCGTCAAAGACGCCGTTCGCTCCGCCAAGAAGGCCCGACTGGTGTACATTGCGGACTGGTATCGACCGCCCATTGACGAACACGGCCGTAAGTCACAGATGCTCGCGCTCGGCAATAAACCCGACGTGCCGGAACCGCGCCTCACCGGCGCGCAATACAGCCGCCGCACGCGTCAGCGACACAATGCCGTTTATCGCGTGCGCGAGTCGATCCGCCGACACGGATATCTCAACCCCTATTTGCAACTGCTATGCCGATCAGCACCGAAGAAGCCGCGAAGCGCCACGGCGTGAGCAAGCGCCGGATTCAGGCGCTTCTGAAGCAGGAGCGCATCCCGGGCGCCACGCGATTCAATGGCGATTGGATGCTTCCCGACGACTTCACGATCCTGCCGCCCCCGGTATTTCCGGAGCATCGCGGGCACCCCGCGCAGCGCATCGAAATCGAAAAACCTAAGCCCCCGCGCCGCAAGGCCAAATAGTCGTGACTTGACCATACGTCTGTACAACCTACAGGCGTATGTGATGGCGACCAAAGTCCCGGCAGATCAATTCGAGCGAATCGCTCGCAAGCACAATTTCAACGCGTATCAAACAGCAAAAGAGCTAGGGATCGACCAATCCAGCACGGTCAAGCGCATGCGCCGCCTGCGTGAGGCGTTAGGAGTCGAGCCCGAACTCGAACCCGTGCCGGCCGGCGCATTTCGGGATCCGCGCAATCCGCGCCGCATCGTCCCGCTTTCCGAAGATCAGCGAAAGTACCGGCCCGACTGGACTGCGCAGGACTGCATTAACGAGCTCGTGCGCGTCGCGCTGATCGACGAAACTCGATCGCTCACGCGCAACTACTTCCGCGTGCACTCCGACATCTCCGAATCGACGTGGAATCGCCACTTCGGCACGTTCCTCGAATTCAAGCGCCAGGCCGACATCATCCTGTCGCGCCACGCGCACGGCATCGAGCGCGCGATCGCGAAGCACGCCAGCAAGGATGTGCAGCGCGGCATGAACGAGCAGAAGCGCGGATACGAGGACAAGTACTTGCGCCCGCACGGCGCGCGCTTTCAAACCGTGCTCGTCGCGTCCGACATCCACGATATCGAGTGCGATCCGTTCTGGCACCGATGCTTCATCGACACCGCGCGCCGCGTGCAGCCGGAAAAGATCGTCATCAACGGCGACGCGCTCGATCTCCCCGAGTTTGGCAAGTATGGCGTCGACCCGCGCGAATGGAACGTCGTCGGCCGCATCAAGTGGCTGCATGCCTTCCTGGAAGAAACGCGCACGGCCGCGCCGAACGCCGAAGTCATCTACATCGAAGGCAACCACGAGGCGCGACTGATCCGCCACCTTGGCGAAGCGACGCCCGCGCTCAAAGTCGTGCTGTCGGATCTGCACGGCTTCACGGTGCCGAAGCTGCTCGGCCTCGACGCCTACGAAGTGAATTACATCGCGCGCATGGATCTGACTGCGTTCACGGAGCGCGACATCAAGAAGGAACTCGCGAAGAACTATCACGTCATGTACGACTGCCTGATGGCGCACCACTTCCCCGAAGGCCGCCGTATGGGCATCCCGGGATTCAACGGGCACCACCATTCGCACATCGTCTGGCACGACTACTCGCCGATGTTCGGTCCGTTCGAATGGCACCAGCTCGGCGCCGGGCATATCCGTGCCGCGTCCTATTGCGCGGGCGAGCGTTGGGGCAATGGATTCCTGCTCGCGCACGTCGACACGAAGTCGAAGCGCACGCAGATGGAATACGTCGACACGTCACACGAGCACGTGATGATCGGCGGCCGCTTCTATCAGCGCAATGCGCAAGAAAAGGTAGGAGATTGAGATGGCCGCGCCGACCTACGATATCGCGACCTGGCATCCGGAGGCGCCAGGCCTCGACATGCAGCGCACCAACGGACACGCCGACCCGGTACCGGCTGAAGGTCAGTTGTGGTGCCGTTACTCTGAAGTGCTGGATCTGGTGATGCAGGTACAGTACGAAACGCGCCGGCGAGTCGTCGAAGCGATCCTCGCCGGCAAGCAGCCCTAAGCCGCTTCCTGATGCGCGGCCGCCTCACGCGCGGCCGCGACATCCATGCACAAGCCGAAGATGATCATCGGCCCGCACTTCATGAACAGATCCGGATCCGCGGGAAACCATCCCATGCTGGCAAGCAGCCCCTCCGCGTAGCGCACCGGCGGGAAGTCTCGATAGCGCAGCGTCGAGCGCCAGCGATCGTCGATGAATCGATAGATCGCCGCCGTCCGCTGAATCACCGGCCCCCATGCCGCGAAGTCTGCGCGCACCTGGTCGCGCAGCTTGCCCTTTTCCCACTCAGTGACGCCCGAGCGCGCGCAGTACAGATCGAAGTCCTGCAGGAAACCCGGCGGCACTCGGATCGGTTCCGGCTTCACGCGAACGCCTCCGCGATCTCGACCGGCGGAGCACCGATCGTCAACGCCTCGACGCCAGACGAGAACAATTGGATCTGACAGTCTCGGCACGCATACCCATGCCCCTCGACATAAGCCCGCGCGCCGCGCGCTTTGTCGCCAGCGGCCGCGAGCGCCATCGTTTCAGCATGCCCGCTTTGTCCACAGATCGTGATGCACTTGTCGTAGCCTTCGCCCGGCTCGCGCGGGCAAACGACTTGTGGCACTGCGCACAGATTTTCACCGACAAAGCGCTCACCATCGCGCGCGATGAGAGTGCATTTCACTTGAGACTTCGCGCATGGACCCTTCACTTATTCACCTCACGATTAATGCGGCGTCCCAGCCATTTCATGCAAGGGACCGCCATTGAATTTCCCAGCACCTTATAGCGCGGACCATCTGCGGCATCTTTGCCGCGAACGGGCACAAGTGTGTGCCCGTCGTCGAAACCTTGAAGCCGCTCGCACTCGACTGGCATGAGGCGTCGAACGCGCATCTTCACGAGCACATGCGGCTTGTCACCGCCGCCGCTCGAAGCGCGCAGGCAGCCGGCTATGTCATCGCCCAATTCAGCAGTTGCACCGCCTTCTCGTCCTCGCAATGCGACCGACAACACCGTCGGAATCCCCTGCCCCGGCTTACCGCCGCCCGTAGAAATGGCACCGGTTCGTTGGCCGTCGCCGCCCTCGAAACGAATCTCGCCTCGCGAATTCTCTGCAAAGGCATACGCAACCGCCTGAGACTGCGAATGATTCGCACCCAACGCACCGAAAACGTCCGGACTCGAAATCGGATCCTGCCGACAGTCGAACGCGATCAAATCGGCAGGTTTCGGGTAACAGGCGATCGGTGCCTCGTGATTGCACGTCAGCGTTGGCGCGCGGTCCTCCGCGATCTCAGCGCCGCCCTGTCCGTGCGCCATGCATACGACCGGCTGAAGATGCCCGGCTAAGGCGTGGTCGACGTCGCTACCGCCGTCAGTGCTTCGTAGAGAACCGGCGGCAGCTTGCGCCCCCGCGCTTCTGCTCGGCGCAGAATCCCGGCGCACGCCTTCGGACTCAAAAAGTACTTCTCGGGGATCGAATCCATCTCGAGCACTTGCGACAACGAACACACGACGGCGTCGTTGGGCCACTCCGAAATATTGGGCATCCAAGACCCGCCACGCGACTGCTCGCTGGGGTCCAAGCACGTAACCAGCGTTCGACCATCCTTTCCCTGGCGGTTCGAGCGGGCAATCTTCTCCGGCCAGCGCTCCCAAAAAGCAACCGAACGCGTTGTCTTTGCTGGAGAGAACTCCGGGGACGTTTTCCCACAAGGCGACGCAAGGGAGCTTTCCTCGAATAGATCTTGCTGTATCGATTGCATTGACGAGTTGGACGTATGAGAGAGTGAGTTGACCGCGCGCGTCGCTCAAACCGCCGCGCAAACCAGCAATGCTGAATGCTTGGCACGGCGTGCCGCCGACCAAGACGTCAGGTGCCTTGACTGATCCGGCAATAACCTGCGCCGCGATCGTCGTCATATCGCCGAGATTCGGTACGCTCGGCCAGCGATGCGCGAGCACCGTCGACGGAAACGCTTCGATCTCTGCGAACCATGCAGGACGCCAGCCGAGATCTTCTTCCCACGCAGAAGACGCAGCCTCGATGCCACTGCACACAGAACCGAACTCCAGCGGTGAGGAATCCTCACCGGCGAGTCGCGGAATGTCCCCGATCATTCCGTTCATGCTTAGAACTTGTCCTCAGTGTTGTTGTCTGCGAGCAGCGGACCGAGCGGAAGCGTGATGCACTTCGACTGCACGCCGCTGAACTTCGCGGGTTTATGTTCGTTGCGGCCGGCACCCTGCAGGCGCAGCAGCACGCCACGGAAGCCGGCAGCGAACGGCGAATTTGCGAACAGTCGGCGCAGCTCCTCCGACGTGTTGGAAAGCAGGAGCACGTTCTCGCGCACACGCATGCCGTGACGTCCGAGTAGCGCATTGGCTTCTTTCGCCGGCACGTTGATCGCATCGGCCTGCTCGGCCGCAGCGTGGATCAGTTCGAACACGGAATAGCGCGTGCCTTGATGCTGAATCGGCGCTTCCATCAGCGTCGACAGCGCGCGTTCGGCCTCGTCCGACTCGTTGTTCTCGCGATGCTCGGACCAGTCGAAGCCATCGATCATTTCCTCCGCGTCAGCCTCGCTCGCGGGCTCACTCGTGAGGAGTGCCCACGCGCCGGCCAGCAGCGTGCCGTACTGATCGCCGTCGCGCTGCGATCCGAACTTGCGCGCGGCAGCTCGCGTGAAGACGTCGATGTTTTCCTGAATCACCGGCAGAAGGTTCAACGCGCGGCGCATCAAACGAGCAGCCATCATCGGATCGCGCTTGATCGCGTACAGATCTTCTTTCAGAGCCTGCCAACTTCCGGCCGCGTCGTTGTCCTCGCGCTTCGGGCGCAGCGCCAACACGGTCAGGCGCTCGACGTCCGCTTGATGCTTGATCGCGACCTGAATCGACGCAAGGCAGAACATCGAGCGGATGTGGAACGACATCGATTCGCCGCCGGCCGTGCCCTTCAACGTGCGCGCCTCAGATTCGGTCGACGCCTGGCGGATCAGAGACAGCACGTTCTGGATCCGGCGCACGTCGTTTTCCTCGTTCGACTCCGATTCGTCGAACAGCACCGGGCGCGCGTCAGCCTTCAGCGTCTGGCGGATGCCTGCCTCGCTCGAGTTGCCTTGCGCGAACAGATCCATGCCGTTCATCAGCGGATGCACGAACTCATTGAGCACCGTCGACTTACCGCAGCCTGCGCCGCCGGTCAGCCACACGTGCGGACGCCAGCGCAGTGCGCCACACAGCGGTGCGAGCATGACGAAGCCCGCGAGCAGCGCCGCCGAGCCCGGCATCGTCCATCGGAAGCGCTTCGCGATACCGAAAATGCGCGCGCCGTCCGCGTCGCTCAATGCCTCGTCGTCGGGCGCGGGCAGCGAGATGTCGAGCTCATACACGAAGCGCGACTTGATCTTGGTGAGATCCATCGGGACACCGTCGACCGACAGATAGCCACCATGATGGAACACGGTGCGACCCTCATCGATCCACGCGCCGCGACCGCGCACGCGATTGATGTCGTAAATGCCGCGCGCCGAGCACGTGCGGATGATGAAGTTGGCCGCCGCGCGTTTCTTGATGCCGCCACTGTCGCCGCCCGAGAAATGCATCTCCCACCACTGGAGCGGCGCCAGCTCGAGCAAGCCAGCCTCAGAAAAATCCGACTTCGTCAGAACCTGGATCTGCTTTTTCTCATGCTGGAACACGTAATAGCGATCGCGGTTGTAGCCGAGCAGCGTGAAATAGCCGTTGTTTTCCGGCAGATCGTCGCCGTCGTCGTCATCGTTGTCCGGAGGCGTCGACTTCGGCTCGAACGCCGGCGTGTCGTCTTGCGACGCGTCTGCCGCAGCGTCTTCCCACGGCGGGACTTCGACGGGCGCAGACGGCTCCTCGACGACGGGATCAGCATGCAACACGCGATCGATTACCGCCTTCACGGCCTCGTCACCGCTCGACATCGCCAGATCATTAAAGTCCGTCGGGCCGCGCTTCTTGCCCTGCTCGTTCTCGATGCCGAGCGATTCATCGAACGGCGGGATCGCCACGAGCGCGCCGATCGCGTCCCGCGCTTCGTTCGCGCGCGTCACGCCCGGATTGTTCACCGGCGTGAGCGTCCATTGATCGTTGTCGGCGCACATGATGATCGTCGCGGCCGGGAAGCGATCGCGGATCACTTGCGCGACCGGAAGCAGATTCGGTGCGTCGAATGCGACGATCACGCCGTGCCCAGTCGCTTGATGCAGGCTCGCGCCAGTCGCATAGCCCTCGCAAATCAGGATGACCATCTTGCCGTCGACTTCGACGGGCTTGCCGAACGAGTAGAACCGGCTGTGCTTGTCGGCGCCCGACAGATAGTCTTTGTCGCGCCCGATGAGATTGTCCGAATCCGGGAAAATAGCCTGCAGCGAAAGGATGTTCTTGGCCGCATCGCGAATCGGCACCAGAAGCGCATTCTTCGAGACGATCTGCATCTCGCCCGTCGCACCATCGAATTTCTGCCACGTGCCAACGCGCAAGCCGTAGGACTCGATGCCCTTGCGCGCGAGGTACGGATGATCGTTGCCATCGAGCGGACGCGCCGCATCCCAAATGCGATTCGCGAGTTCCGCCGCCGCCTTATGCTTGGCAGCGAGTTCCGCCGCGCGACGCTGGCGATCGGCTTCCATCTTTTCGCGATATGCCCGACGCTCGTCCGCCGTCATCGGCGCGCGCTTCGTCTTCGACGTCCACGGAAACTTGACGTCGTAGCCGTGCCGACGATTGCAGCCGAACTGACCCGCCGGCTTATCGTCGATGTGCAGGACATACCAGCCGTTCAGCTCTTTCGGGCCGTCGCCGTCCACGTGGATTCGATGCAACTTGCCGTCAGCGACGATGTCGCTCGGATTGACCTTGATGTCGTGATCGAACATGGCATCGCAGAACTCCTCGATCACCTGGGATTCGTTCACAACGGACGGCGTGCTATTTTTGTTCACCCTGAAGCTCCTGCCTCGGACACCCTGCCAAACGCGAAATGAGGAGCACGGGAAGCGCTGGCAGGAGACGCTTGTCGGATCGCGATTCCTATCCCGTGCTGTTACAATCTTTAATCAAATTTGACTATCAGCTAATCAATTTTGATTGAAAACAGGCAACTATTTCCTGTCGCCACCGTTAGATGACACACAGTTGTAAAAACTCGGAGGCAATTGTAAGAGGATGTTTCATCCGAAGTGAATCATTTTTGACCAAAAAAGCCATTTAATTAAATGATCCTATCGAATGACTTATAGCCTTCGACTATCGCCTTTGCGGCTGCGTCAGACGGGGCGAAGCCCGCGATGCCGCCGGCCTTTTGCACGCGATCGACGAACCGAATTTGGCCCTTGCGCTTCTTGCCGCCGCCGCTTTCTTTCGTCTCGATCGCCGTGAAGACTGCCACCGTGCGTCCGACCATCTGCGGAGTAATCACGATTTCCGTCCAGCCCACCAAGTCGGACGTTCCCTCTACTGGCGTGCCCGTCGGATCCGCAAAACCCAGCGCGATCGGCCGCGCGTTCGGCACGACGACAGACCCATCGGCAAGCCGATACGGCTCACCGCCGCCCGATACGTACGCGCGCCCCGTGTTGATCCGAAAGAGCGTCGTGCGCAGCGACGCGACAGCGAGCCAGACGGCCCGCAGCACATTGTTTTCGCGCATGCTTACGCTCGCGCGTTAGATTCGGCGATGCGCCGAGCGTCGTCCTCAAGCGCCGCGTGCTCGCGAAGCCCGTCGCTATCAGCGATCGTGTAGTGACGCGGATTTTTGTCCTCGTAGCGCGCGTAGATCTTGGGCATCAGCGCCTCGAACTGCGCTCTGACTTCTGCGAGCGCGGCCGCGTTACTGGGCGGACGGTCATCGATCAGCTTGCCGGCATGCCGCGCGTCGATGATGATGTTCAGGCACGCAAGCGCGTTCGCCAGATGCGGCGTGCCGTCGGTCGGATCCAATTCCTCGCCTTCCCACCAGGCGTCCATATGGCGATCGAGCGCCGACTTGTACACCGACGCGCGTGCGCCGGCCGCGCGCCAATTCCATGCGCCGTATTTGACGTTGCCGAGATAGTGGGAGATGGCCTGGTACGCCTTGACGATCGGCGATACCAGGTGCAGAGGAAGCTTGAAGGTCGCGATGGCGTCCTTCGGATTGCTGTGCTTGGCGGTCATGGTCTCTCAGTCCTGCCGATCGGCGCGGAACGAGAGACTGTTCACGCGTCAGAACGGCACGTCATCCGTTGCTTTCGATCCGCCCGCAGGCGCGCTGCTCGCAGCCGCCGGACGGTTCCCCGCGCCGGCATTGCTGTTCGCTGGCCGGCTTGCCGAATTATTTGTGTCACGACCGCCGCCCTCACCCTTGCCGCCGAGCATCTGCATCTGGTCCGCGCGGATCTCAGTCGCATAGCACTCCTTGCCATCCTTATCGGTCCACTTGCGCGTTCGAATCTGCCCCTCGACATAGATCGACGAGCCTTTCTTCAGATACTCGCCTGCGATCTCCGCCAGTCGGCCGTGGAACGCCACGCGGTGCCATTCCGTGAGTTCCTTCCATTCGCCGCTCGACTTGTCTTTCCACTTGTCCGTCGTCGCGAGACGCACGTTCGTCACCATGTCGCCCGATTGGAATGTGCGCGATTCCGGATCCGCGCCGAGATTGCCCACGAGAATGACCTTGTTCACCGATGCCATTGTTTTTTCCTAGAGTTGAATGACGCTCAGATGAGCGCCGGTTGTTCTTCGACGCTCGTCTTAACCGCGCGCCGCATGAACTGTTTGAATGCTTCGTCCTCGCTCGCCGACACTTCCGCCGCCGGCGGGTTCATCTCGTCGAGCTTTGCGCGCCACTCGCGCAATTCCTTGGGCTTCATGCCATTGATCGCCGCGAACGGCTTGCCGAACACCCCGAGCACGGTTTGCCCAGTGCGCTTGCGCCACTCGTCGATATCAGCGCGCAGCGCCTCGCGGAACGCCGCCTTTTCCTCGCGCGCCCGCACGATGTTCTGCGCGCGCGAGCGCGAGTAGCCCAGTTTCTCGACCATTTCCTCGACGCTCTGAGCGCGGCCCTGATCGGCGCGCTGACGCGATTTGATCTGCGCCTCCATCTCCGGCGTGATCCGCTGCAACTCGCCCTCGACTTGCTCGAGCGAGCGGCCGCCAGGTTGCGGATAGATGAAACCGCACGTCGGGCACGACGGTGCCGGTTCGTGCACGTGGTAGCACTGCGGACACTGCTTGATGGCGATCGTCGGCTCGTCGTCGTCTTTCTGCTTACCCTTGCGCTTCTTGCGCCCGTCGAGCGTCCAATCGCGCTCCTCGTTGGGCATACCGTGCTTGCGCTTCCATTGACCATCGAGCGTCGCGCCGACGTTGCCCACGTGATCGAGCAGATAGCACGTCGTCTTACCCTCAGACGGACGCATCACGCGCCCCACCTGCTGCAGGAACAGAGCCTCTGAGGCAGTCGGGCGCAGCATGATGCAGCACACCAGGTCAGGCAAATCGTATCCTTCGGATACCAGATCAACCGTGCAAGCCCCATCGATCTCGCCGCGCCGCAGTTTCTTGTTCACTGCCGTGCGCTCGGCGTCGCTCATCTCCGGCGCACCGACCAGCAACTCGAATCGGTATCCGGCCGCATTGAACTCGGCGGCAACATGGCGCGCGTGCTCAATGCTCGAACAGAAGACAATCGCGCGCGCGCCCGGGCAGATCTTGCTGTAGTGCGCGACTGCGTTTCCGGTGATCTTGGGTTTGTCGACGCGCGCCGCGAGTTCAGTGCGGTTGTAGTCGCCGTCTTTGTTTTTGCCAATGCCACTCAGATCTGGCGTTTCGATCGACGAATAGACGACGGGATTGATCAGCATGCCGCGCTCGATCAACTCCGGCGTCGATGGACCGAGCACCATCGTCTTGAAGACGCCGCCAGCATGCTCGCCCAATCCCTTGCCATCGGTACGCACGGGCGTAGCAGTAACGCCGAGCATAGGCGGACGGCCGAGCGCTTCGAACACGCGGCCCCACTTGTTGTCAGCGATAACGTGGTGCGCCTCATCGAAGATGATTAGGCCGAAGCGCATCGGCCCCTTCTTGAGGCGAATGAGGAGGGTATCAATGCTCGCCACCTGAATCCGCTTGTTGGGTTCAGGAGTGAAGAACGGACTGATCAGTCCATGCTCGATACCAAGATTGCGAAGCGACGCGGAAGCCTGCAAAAGCAGTTCCTTCCGGTGCACGATGATAACTACAGGGTTCCCCTTCGCTGCTGCGTTCTCTGCTATGTAGCTGAACGTATATGTCTTGCCGCCACCCGTAGGCAACACAAACAGCGTTGGATAGTTCTTCGCACGGAATTCGCTCCGTACTTCATCGACAGCAGCCTGTTGATAATCGCGAAGCTGGATACTTGGCATCTAAGTGAAGGCGCAGCAGCGTATTAAAGTCTGCGCCCTTGCAGTGGAGATGCCTAAAGTCTCCTGTCACGACGTCACTCATCGTCTTGCCTCTTAATCCCTCTCGCCGCGTCTAATTCGGCGCGCTTGTTGGCAATGATTTTTTCCATTGTCTCGACAAGCTCAACAGTCTTTGGAAGCTTCCTTCGCCAACGATCAGGCGTCGCGCGCGAGATCCCAGCCTGCTCACATATGGATGTGAAGTTAAGGCCAACCTTCCTCGCTTCAGTCTCGATCCGATCGAGGCGCTCTCTGAAAACATCGCCGAACGGCTTGAGGTTCATCCTTCTTCCCTTCTTGGTCATTTAATCGCACCTATTGTATCGGAATTGAGCAACGTCCAAGCCAGTTTCTTCGCCGTTTCCCCTTGTGCGACAAGGGTCTGAACGACGTCGGCCGGAGCCTATTTCTAGCTTGATGTTTGCTCAAATATGATACACAATCCGTGCGGCAGTTAACTATTTTTGATCAAAGGAGAGCTTTTTGTCCGTCACTCTCGAACGGCTGCAGGGTCTCGTAGACCTCAGCAACGATGACTATCACGCCGGCCCCGGGGTCTCAAAGTCCCACCTCGACGTGATCGCGGAGAAGTCTCCGCTCCATTACTGGAACACCTATCTCAATCCAGATCGGTTACCCCCTGAACAAAAGTCGGATTTTCTTTTGGGCTCGGCCGCCCACTCGGCCATTCTCGAGCCCGACTTGTTTGAGTCGAGTTTCGTCAAGTCTCCAGCCTTCAACATGCGGACTAAGGACGGCAAGCAAATGTTTGCTGACTTTGTCCAAGAGAATCCTGGTAAGCAAATCCTCACTCCAGACGATTATCAGACGTGCCTCGACATTCGCGACGCCGTCTATCGCCACCCTACAGCCCCCGGCCTGCTGAGTGGCGGAAAACCAGAGCAGTCATTTTTTGTCGACGACGCCGAGACCGGCGAACTCATTAAGTGCCGCTTCGACTATCTACAAGACGGCGGAGCGCTTGCCATCGACGTCAAGACAACCCGAAATGCGCATCCCAGATCTTTCGGTAAGGATGCAGCCAACTTCCGGTACGACATCGCCGTCGCATGGTACTTCGACGTGCTTCGCCAACTCTACAACGAGACGCCCAAATACTGGGTATGGCTCGCGATCGAGAAGGAGCCCCCGTACGCGATCGGACTCTACTACGCCAAAACGGAAGACATCTTGCGGGCGCACGACTCCGCGCGGCGCGATTTTATGCGAATCGTCAACTGCAAGCGAGCCAATGAATGGCCGGATTACGGGTGGACGGCTGAACCCCTTGATTTTCCGACTTGGATGAAACGCTGAAGTAGCTTCTAAACCACACCACCGCTCAGAGACCAAAACATGCAAATCGAACGCATCAAAATCTCCAACATTCTAGGCGTCGAGAATCTGGAATTCTCGCCTTTGGGGTTTACCACCATCAGCGGCCGCAACGGGACCGGCAAGACGTCTGTTTTGGAAGCCATCAAATCGGCGTTCAAAGGCGGACACGACGCCACCCTGCTCCGCAACGGTGCAGACAAAGGCGAGATCGTCTTCGTCCTCGATGACGGCACGAACATCCGCCGCCGCGTCGACGCCAACGCCAGCACCACCGACGTCGTGCGCGAAGGCAAGAAGGTGCCGCGCCCGCAAGAAGCGCTCAAATCACTGACCGACATGCTGTCGATCAACCCTGTCGACTTCCTGCGCGCACCGAAAAAGGACCGAGTGCGTGTCCTGCTCGAGGCGATGCCGATCCCGCTCGACGCCGGCAAGCTGGAGGCAGTTGCCGGCGTGAAGATCGACGCTCAGCCGGGCCTGCACGCTTTGCACGTGATCGAGAAAGTGGCAAAACAGGTGTATGACTTGCGCACCGGCTCGAACCGCGCCGTCAAAGAGAAAGAGGCGACGATCGGCCAACTGCGCCAGGCGATTCCGCCCGCGCCCGCCGGGATCGATGGCGACGAGACCGTACTGACGGCGAAGCTGAACGAACTCAACGACGCGCGCAACGCCGAAATGGCGCGCATCTCGACGAAACTCGAAGGCATCCGCGCCGATGCGCAGAAGGAAATCGACGAGATCAAAGCAAAGGCTCAAGCCGACATCGACGCCGTGCGCGAGAAGCTTGCCGCGACCGAGCGCGCGGCTGCGACTCAGCGTGAACGCTCGACGCAGCGCTCTAACGACGAAATGCAGCCCGTTTCGGTGCAACTCCAGATGATCCGCGAGAACCGCGATCTCCACGCGCGCCGCGCGCAGACGCTCGACACCATCGAAAACCTGACGACGGAGCTCGAGGAGCTTCGCGAGGAGTCCGCCGCGCACACGCAAGCACTCGCCGACATCGAGCAGTACAAGTCGGATCTGCTCGCCAATCTGCCCATTCCTGGCGTCGAAGTGAAAGACGGCGAGATCTACCGTAACAGCGTCCCGCTGGACCGCCTCAACACCGCTCAGCAAGTCGATATCGCGGTCGAAGTCGCCAAACTGCGCGCGGGCGATATCGGCGTGATCTGCGTGGACGGCATCGAACTGCTGGACTCCGATGCATTCGAGGCGTTCCGCGAGCGCGCGCTTGATAGCGGACTGCAAATGTTCGTTAGCAAAGTAACGGATGACGAATTCGCGATCGATTCGGAAGCCTAACAGGCTGCTGGATTAATCAAATTTGATCAAATATAATTAACGACTCTACCACCAGGTGACCAAATGACCACCACTGAAATCCAGCGCGCAAGCGCCGAACAGAACAACCCTTTCCAGCGCATGATGCAAGGCGTCGCAGGCGCGAACGTCGGCGCCGTTGCAATCGAGTCGGAGCGCGCGATTGCTGAAGCGCGCGGCCAGATGCAACTGGCGAAGATGTTCCCCCGCGATCTCAACGCGGCATACGCCGAACTGATGGACGCCTGCAAGTTGGCCGCCCTCGCGAATGTCGCGTTCTACTCGGTCCCGCAAGGCGGCAGCAAAGTCACCGGCCCGTCGATCCGCCTCGCCGAGGAGATCGCGCGCGTCTACGGCAACTTCGAATTCGGCCACCGCGAGCTGTCGCGCGTCGAGGCGACGCCCGATACCTTCGGCAAGTCGGAGATCGAGGTGTATGCGTGGGACAAGGAGAAGAACAACCGCTCGATCCGCCAAATCACAGTGCTTCACGTGCTCGACACGAAAGACGGCCCGCGACGCCTGCGCGATCAGAAGGACGTCGACAACAAGATTGCGAACGTCGCCAGCAAGCAAGCGCGCGGCCGGATCCTCGCGCTGATGCCGAAGTGGCTCGTCGAAGCCGCGCAAGAAGAATGCAAGAAGACCCTCGCGGGCGACAACAGCGAGCCGCTTTCGGTGCGCGTGCGCAAAATGACGCAGGCATTTGCCCAATTCGGCGTGACGACGGATCACCTTGAGCGTTATCTCGGGAATAAGCTGGACGATGTGATGCTCGACCAACTGGTCGAACTCACTGGCGTCTTCAACGCGCTGCGCGAAGGTACGAAGCCTTCCGAATTCTTCGGCGAGACCGAGGACAAGAGCAACGCCGACGGCGCGGCCATCACCGCGATGGCACAGAACCAGCGCCCGAAACTCGCCGACGCGACTTCCCAGCCGGCCGCCACACAGACCCGTGCGACGCGCTCGCGCGCCGCACCGCAGCCGAAGCAAGCCGAGTTGCCGGCCGATCCGCCTGCGCAGGAAACGAAGGCCGGGGAAACGCCTGCGGCCACCGAACAGCCCGCGCAGCAGGCGACCGAAAGCGCACCTCCCGCAGAGGCGAAGCAGGAGCAACCGGGCGACGTGTTCTAAGCACGCGCGCGAGTGAGACCAAGGCGCCGGGCAACCGGCGCCTATTCGAGAACAAAAAATGTCTTGGTCAGAACAGCAACAAGCCGCACTCAAAGCCGTATCGAAATGGGTCAAGGATCCGACGGCAAAGCAGATTTTCACCCTGTTCGGCTATGCCGGAACCGGCAAAACGACACTCGCCAAGGAGATCGCCGCATCGATCCCCGGCGTGGTGCTTTTCGGTGCATTCACTGGGAAGGCATCACTTGTGCTGCGATCGAAGGGATGTACCGGCGCGAGCACGATTCACAGCATGATTTACAAACCGCCCGAGGACGATGACGCCAATCCTACGTTCGTCCTGAACGAGGATAGCGACGTACGCACGGCCTCGCTCGTGATCATCGACGAATGCTCGATGGTTGATGAGGAACTTGGGCGCGACCTGATCAGCTTCGGCACGAAAATCCTCGTGCTGGGTGATCCTATGCAACTCCCGCCCATCAAGGGGCAAGGATTTTTCAACACCCGCTCGCCCGATGTGATGCTCACGGAGATCCATCGTCAGGCAGCCGACAATCCGATCATCAGGATGTCGCTCGACGTGCGCGAAGGGCGCGGGCTCACAGCCGGCCAATACGGTGATAGCAAGGTGATCCGCCGCGATCAATTGGCGCAGGCAGACGTCCTCAACGCCGACCAGGTGCTTGTCGGTCGCAACCGCACGCGGCGCAACTATAATGCGCGCATCCGACAGTTGAAGGGCTTCGAAGGGATCTTCCCCCAAATCAACGATCGTCTGGTCTGCCTGAGAAATAAAAAGGACAAGCAGCTCCTCAACGGCGGTATCTGGACGGTTAAAAACGTCAAGATGGACGCGAAATCTGTCGTTAATATGCATGTCGCATCAAACGATGATCCGAGCGTGAAACTCCCTGTGGAAGTCGATGTGCCGGTTGAATTCTTCAAGGGAACTGAGGAATCACTCAATTGGCGCATCCGCCGAGAAATGGAAGAATTCGACTATGGCTACGCGCTGACCGTGCACAAGGCTCAGGGCTCACAGTGGGCGACCGTCATGCTGTTCGACGAGAGCAGCGCGTTTCCCGATACTCGCCGCAACCACCTCTACACCGCTTTGACGCGCGCAGCGGACCGCGTCACTGTCGTAATCTAGTCCGCCGGGGACCAAAAATAATGAAGTTTGTTTCAGACCAAAAGGTTTTCATGCTCGCTTGCGGGCAATCCGTCGATCGACCCAACAAGGAACAGACGGAGCTCTACCTCCGCTTGATGCTAGAGGAAGTCGGCGAAACGCTTGTCGCGGCAAATCCGAGCCGCGCAGCAGAAATTCGAACCGCGATCAATTTGCTCGCTGATTTGGCGACGCTCTCCTCCCAAACCAACCGCGTCGAGCTTTTCGATGGCCTGCTCGACGTCATCGTGACGGCCACCGGTGCCGGGATCTCAGCCGCACTGCCGCTCGCAGAAGGATGGAAGGAAGTGTTCAGATCGAACATGGCGAAAGTCGATCCGGAAACGGGCGCCGTCCGACGTCGCGATGATGGAAAGGTGTTGAAGCCAGAAGGCTGGACGCCGCCCAATCTAGCGGCGATCCTCGAGCAAGCCTACGAACACGCGTAAGGCACCTCACAAAAAAGCTGGTCTCGCACACACAACTTAATCAAATTTGATTAATATACGGTTCATCAAATAACAACCGTGTGCGAGACCAGCTATGCCGAAACTCACGAAAAAAATCGTCGACGACGCCAAGCCAGCAGAGAAAGACGCCTGGCTTTGGGACACAGATCTCCCCGGGTTTGGAATCCGAATCCAGCCCAGCGGCCGAAAGACCTACGTTACGCGCTACCGCGCCGCGAACGGCACCCAGCGCAAAACCACCGTCGCACGCTGCAGCGACGTCACCGCCGACAAGGCTCGCGATCTCGCGCGCAAGGTGTTCGCGGCCGTTGCCGAAGGCAAGGATCCCGCCGCTGAAAAGCACGCGCAAAAGGTCGCACCCACGATGCTCGATCTGCGCGATCGCTACATGCGCGAGCATGCGAAACCGTTCAAAAAATCGGGCAGCGTTACAAACGACGAAACAATCTGGCGCCTGCACGTCATGCCGTTCTTCGGCGACAAGAAGCGCGTCGACTCGATCACGCGCGCCGATATCCTCGCGATGCACGGCTCGCTCGTCGACAAGCCGGCTACAGCGAACGCGTGCATCGCACTGCTCAGCAAGGCTTTCAATCTCGCTGAATTGTGGGCATGGCGGACGTCCGGCAACCCTTGCCGCCACGTGAAGAAATTCAAGATTCGCGAGCGCGAAACGATCCTCGCGCCTGACCAGATCGGCGCGCTGCACTCCGCGCTGACGGACATGGTCGACGAGGACGATATCCCGCAAGCGATGGCGGACCTCGTGCGCCTATTGCTGATCACTGGATGCCGCCTCAACGAAGTCATGAGCGCGCGCCGCGAATGGATCGATCGCGATCGTCGTCTTCTCCTCCTGCCGGACAGCAAAGTTGGACAGCGACGCATCGCGCTTCCGACCGCCGCGATGGAGATCATTGAGCGGATCCTCGACGACGAAAGCGGCAGCGACTGGCTCATCCCGGGCCGCGCGGCCGGCGAGCACCTGAAGCACCCGCACGCCATGTTCAAGCGCATCAAGGCGCGCGCAAAGCTTCCCGCCGATCTGCGGCCGCACGATCTGCGCCACACCGCAGGATCTCTCGCGCATATGGCTGGCTTGAGCCAAAAGCAGGTCGCGACGATGCTCGGACACCGCCAACTCGCCACGACGGAGCGCTATTTGCACGGCTTTGCATCAGATCACGCGCGCGCGGTCGAGACTGTCGGCAACGTGATCTCCGCGAACTTCCGCCGCGAAGTTGCTGCGCAAGCAGCAGCATGAGGACTGCCCGGGAAGCCGGGCTTTTCTTGACCAACAATATTCGCACGAACGAATAACTTAGCCACGAGGATGACCACATGAAAACGATACCCTCCGCCACACCCCGCATGTCACACATGTTCGACGCCGTCCGCGCCATGTATGTGATCGGCACCTCCGATGAACTCCTCGAGCTGCGCGAGCGTAACGAACAGCGCCTCGCGATCGCCCGATCGCAGCCGCGCGGCCAACAGGTATTTCGCCCGGCCCTGAATGCATAAAGGGCGCCGAAGCGCCCCTCTGTCTCGACACAGCCCGCACTCACTGCGGGCTTTTCTGTTCCGTCGGATTCTGTTCGTGCCAGTCGATCAGCGCGTTCAGTTCGTTCCGGCAAGCAGCATACTTTCCGCCGTTGACGATTGCGTTGGAGAGGACGTCGGCGGAGTCAATGCCGGCCCGAGCAACGTTGGGGTCTCCGGCCGAACCAGCAGCGACGCCGGCGGGGACGGGCACTGCATGTTCGACGGAAGGGTCGAGGGCGTTGTTCCACACGCCGACAAAGCCGACAGTGTAGACAGCAGGAGGAATAGCCTGGAGAGTTTCACCGAATTGCTCCGCATAAGACTTGGTTACGACCGGAACGCGCTGAATCTGCGTAACGGTCACGGTTTGAACTTGTTGCTGCGCGTGCGCCAGCGTTGCAGACAGCTTGCTGCCGATGTCTGTCGCGGCATCAAGCTTCGACTGCCAGGCGTCGTCCGCCTTCTTCTGCGCCTGCGCGTAAGCGAGCTCGTCGCGCGCGCCGCGCGCTGCATCGCCCTTGTAGTAGCCGAGTGCGCCGGCACCACCGATAGCGAGCACCACTGCGAGAATTGCCCACGGCAGGATAGATCCGCCGCCGGCCACCTTTTCAACGTCCTCGATAACGCTCATCGCGCCTCCTTAGGTATCGGTCCTGGCCTTCAGCGCGACACCGCCGGCGAGAACGCCCATCCCGGTCATCATGGCGCCGAAGCCGACGCCGAATTCGGTGAACTGGAAATGCCCATTCACCACCGTCGTATAGATGGCGCACCCGAGAAACGTCGGGATACCACCAAGCGTCAGCGCACATCCGCCCACACGGAACGGGCAATAGCTTGTGCCGTTGTTTTCCGTCAGGCAGTCATGCACGAGCTTCTTGATCGAATCAAACACCTCACACCCCCAGTGCTTTACAGGCTGCCGCGTAGAGCGCCTGGCGACGATCCCAGCCGTTCGGCATCGCCGCGCTTTTCGCATTGCCGATATTCACCGCGCGACTCACGCCGAGGAAGTTGCGCGCGTCCGCCAGCGCATTGAGCTTGTTCTCCGACCAGAACCATCCAGCCGCCATCGCGCCGTTCGCCGGCTGCTCGAGCAGTTCCGGATGGCTGATCAGATCCAGATCGATCGCGAGCCCGCACGCCACATAGTTATCCTTGCCGGTATGCTGGATCGGCCCGCGCCCGCGATAATTCCAGCCGTCTCCGCTCGACTCGTCGCCATTCCCCATGCGATTCGCATAGACGTTATTGGCGATCGCCTGCGGATTGCGATTGAGACGCTGTGCGAGTGCGTTCGGCGGTCCGCCGCGCTTGCCGGTCGACGAGTAACGCTCCCACGTGTTCGCGAGACCTTGCGCGCCGTAGTTCAGGTTCTCGATGAGCGCCGTAAGACCCTCACTCTCAATACCAAGAGTCGGCAGGAACGCAGCGATGCGCAGCGGAGAATTGATCTCGAATTTGTCGCAGGCGAGTTGCAGCGGAGTAAGCCACGCGGCCGCAACCGGCACCGATGTGCCGCAGCTTCTCCAGATGATGTCGGCGGTCAGGTTCACGACTTGTCCACCTTATCGTCGAGTCGACGATGCAGACTGTCGAGTTTCCCGGAGAACATCGTGTTCATGTCGCGGATGTTCGTCGTCAGCGACTCAATCGCGCGATTCAAACCGTCGATGGCTTGAGAAAGAGCACCCTGCGTAACGAAGCGCTGCTCCGCATAGAGCTTGTAGTCACCGAACTCGCTTTTAAGCGAGTCGTGCTTCTTGTCAGCCTCCGCCGCCACGTCGGCCGCAGCTTTCTTCGCCTCGCGCGCTTCGTCACGAACGCTCTGGTACAGAAACCACAGCACGACGGCTGCGCCGGTTATCACCAAACTCACAATGGCGACGATGACTTGTGTCCAGTCCATCAGCTTCCCCGTTCGCATGCGGCGCCACACCACGCAGCCCCTCGACATCACGAAACGCTTTGGACTGATTTTCATGTCACGACAGTCATGAAAAAGCCGCCCGGAGGCGGCTCATAGAACACATCATGCAACGGGTAGAGACCCATCCGAGTCGACACGCTCTCGAAGCATCGAAGCGGCACCGAGAAGCAACTGATACGCCGAGTTCGGATCCTGCCGCCATGCCTCTCCGAACCCGAGCGACGTGAGCAAAGCCTCGTCGCAGAAGTAGTAGCGCGAAAAACCCTTGATCGGACGCCAGAAGAAGCCGAACAGAGCCAGCACATCGTACGGAGCCCCTTTGTTCGATTCGAACCAGGCGACGGCCGACGCTTCCTGAGCCGCACTGAGCGGCAGATCGAGAATGTCCCAATCGGCAGAATCGAGCGCAATCTTGGCCTGACGAACACCCTTATCGAGGAACGTCGAGGACCAGCACGTCGACAGGCCGTCCGCATCAGGCTCGCCTACGACAAGCTCGCAATGCGAGTAAGGCCCGACCATCCACAGCTTTGTGAGACGCCCCATGATCCCCTTCCAGCCGGGATGCGTGCCCTTGAAGAACGCCGCCTTCATGCCGGCCACCCGGTCGACCAGTCGTATGCATTGACCGCGTCTGCGCTCGTCTTCGCATCGACCGCGTCCTGATGCTGCGCAGATGCGCCGAACGCCGCGCCCTCGCGCACCATGATCGCGGTTTTCAATTGCACGAACAGATCGAATGTCATGGTCATGTACGAGTTGTCCGCCGTGCGCCAGTACGTCGCGTAGGCTGGAAGCGAGCCCGCGTCAACCACGTTCATGATCTGAATCTTGCTCGCGATATCGGTCTGAAACGACTTCCCGTTGAACGGCGTGAGCAGCAGGAGATCATCGCGATGGTCGCGGATCTGCGCTTTCACAGACGCTTTCGCGGTCGCGAGCATCAAAGTCGGATCGACCGGCGGCGCATCAGCAAGCACGCCATTGCTGACGATTTTGGAGCCTTGATTGTCACTGCAAAACTGCCACTCCGCGTCTGTGAGATCGATGACCGCCACGCCTTCCGGCGCAGGGCTGTCCATCGTGTCATAGAAGGCGAAGATTGCGCCCGATTCGTTAAATGCCGCTTGCTTTTGGCCCATTATTTACACTCCGATCGCAATCCAGACATAAGAGCAAACCGAAGCTACCGAGCTCGCCTTATATAGCTGGAATTGACTTGCCGAAACACCCGCCGTTGAACAAAGATCTGAGGCCGCCGGATTACCAGCAAGCGAGCGCGTTGCTACGATGGAAAACGCGCCGGTAGAGAAAGCAATTGGGTAAGTGACGGTCGCGCTCTGCACGTTCGCCGCGACGCTAAAGACACCCCACTGGACAATCAGGCCGCTCGGCAGCTTTTGATAACCGGAATTCGAGAGGGACGCCCCGAACAAGACAGACGTTTGTGCTTGGCACGAACCACCCGATACATACCAGCCGCTAACGCCAGTCGTAAGAACGGCGCTGTCACCCGGACCAAGCACGAAACTTGAAAGTCCAGATTGCGACGAATTGCGCGCGATGGTGCCTCCAGACGCGGCAATCGTAACGTTGCCCGTCCCCATATTGACGAACGTGATTGCCGCGCCAGCAGGAAGATTGCCCGACACAGCCGGCAACGTAACGGTGTAATTTGTCGCGCCCGACAACGCGATCATCTTCCCAACGTCAGAAGCAGTCAGCGTCGCCGCTGCTGCCAGTGTGCCGAGCGCCGAGAAATTACCGAGCGACCGCTGCACAAACGCCGTCGTCGCAATGAGCGTACTCGAGTCGAACTGAGCCGCCGTCGGCGCCGTCGGCGTGCCAGTGAACGTAGGACTGTCCGTGAATGCAACGACGCGCCACGAGTCCCATGTACCATTCACATTCCGACGTACGCACAAGCTCTGATCGGAACCAGTCGATGAAACCCAATACTGAACGCAGTAAGGTGATCCTGCCGTCGAATGATTAACGACTAGCAGATAGCCGGTATTGCCTCCAATGGGTGGCTTATGCGCGTCAGCGGAAATGTTCGCGGTGTTGTAGTACAGCCCGTTGAGCGTGATCGAATCAAGAGACGTAATCGAGCCAGTGCCGGCCGAGACGCCATCGAGCCCATACGACTTGGCGAGCGCATGCGCGAATGCGGTTGTTGCAATCAGCGTGCTGTTGTCGCTCGTCGTTGGCGTCGGCGCGGTCGGCGATCCCGTGAGCGCAATGCTCGGAAAGTCCGTCGTCTGCGTCAACACGTTGGTGCCATCGCAGAACAGTTCGACCGACTGCCCCTGCGTGACTGCGACACCGGTGCCGGACGCGGTTTTGACTGTGAGCGTGTAAGCTCCCGTCGTCGAATTCCAGACGGTATAGAGAGCCGAACTCGCCGGAACGATCACGGCGATATTTGCGGTGATTGCGCCCGTGAGCTTCAGGATGCCGCGCCCCGCCTCGACGGCCGTAAGCGTGACGTTTGCGCCACCCGCAACGCTTTTCGTCGTGATGCCGTTGACCGTGCCCTGCACGAACGCCGTCGTAGCGATTTTCGTCGTGTTGTCGCCGAGCGCAGGCGTCGGCGCCGCCGGCGTGCCGGTGAATGTCGGCGAATTGATAGGTGCCAAACCAGCGGCACTCGACTCCAACGCGTCGACGTGCTGCTTCAGATAAGCCGTTCGATTCGCCAGGTTGAGGAGCGGCTTATTCGAGACTGCACCTACGCCACCGTCGACAGGGTCAACAGCCTCGAGCTGATAGACCCCTGCGTCGTACTGTACTGCTTCCGGTTGATTTGCCATCGCTCAGTGGATTAGAAGTTGATGATCCACGAACCCGTGAAAGACAGGTCCGAAGCTTTCGGGATGGCGGAGGTGCGCGTCTTGCGCGCATAGAGCAATCCGGACGCAGTGAACAGGCCGAACTCGCCAATATTCACGCCGTTGTCTTCGGCGGATCCGAGGGAGAAGTTGAAAGACACCTGATTCGCGGCCGGGTATGAAACGCTGTCGAGCGTCTTCATGTACGCGCTTGTCAGCGACGTATTTCCGGCCGCCGGCGCAGTCAGGCTCGTGCCGAAACCGATCTGAGTAACGCTCATGCCGGTAATGGCACCGCCAAGCAACTTCGCGTGAATTTGCTGGGAATTGGTGACGATCAGGTTCTTTTCTTCGAACGTCTCAATCAGCTTGTCGTCCCGAAAGATTCGGAGCACAAACAAACCGTGAGGCGCACGTTCAAAATTGTCGATGAGGCGCAATTGGACACTCCAGTCTGATGACTAGAGTGTCGTGTCACGACCAACGTCAAAGAGACTCGGTGACCGACTGGATGCCCATCCGTTGGATGGTTCCGTTGTACGATCGAAGCCCCGAGTATTGATAGTTGTACGCGATCGTCAGTGACTCAGAATCCGTCGGCGCCGTCAGCGTGTCGCTCATCGAGGCGATCGCGACATTGACTCCGAACGATGCTTCCGTCGGCGCGGTAAGCGTGTCACTAAGGATTGGCGTCAGCGACAAGTTGAGAGGCAGATCCGTCGGCGCGGAGAACGTATCCGACATCGCTCCGCTTTGCAGCGTGAGTGACCGCATCTGTGTACCCGCCGCGCGGATGCGATTGACGATTCCTTGTACCGTCGTTTTGAACGACGTCGGATCGGCGCCGCCCAACAGGTCATAGCCGAATACGACATCGAATCGACCATAGAGCGGACGCGAGACGGCGTTATAGGTGTATGCGCTGTTCCGAGTGATATGGCTGTCATAGAGCGGAAACGCCGCACCATATTCGGTCGCATCGGTAACCGTCGTGCTCTGCCCCGTATATGCAGAGATCGCCATCTCGATCGCGACGTTGTTGCACTTCGGCCTCAGCACTTCTGCGACGATGCGCGGCCCGTAGCTGTCATCCAGCTCTCCAGCCTGGCGGCGCACCCCGTAGTAATCGCCGATCTCGTCGATCCACATATCGCTCGCCGTCGTCGTGCTCATCTGCAGGAGCATCTGATCGATCTGCTGCCCAGCTTGCTCGAGCTCGTTCGCATTGGCGTCGACATACGACCACAGCACATTCGTATAGCCGTAGATGTGATCGCCATTCGAAAGCGAGATATCGTTCGACGCATCAATCAGCACACGAGCCGAGAGACCCGAGAACGACGTGCCGTCGGCATAAGCGACCGAGTACCCTGGCTGGGATGCCAAGTAATTGACGAGGCTCCTAACGGTGTACTGAGACAGATCGATCGACAAGCTTTGACCGATGCCACCCGTAACAGTCGTCGTCAGCGCGCCGTCGGCGATCTGCCACACCAAGCCACCACCGTACTGTAGGCGCAGCGCCAGGAATGGATAGGGCTGTCGATCGAATACCCGATGGAGCAGTCCGAGCAGTTTCTGAGTCAGCTTCATCGTTAGCTCACCGCCACGGTGCCGGGCATCAGTTTCACATTCGATGCCGGCGTTACGTCAGCGGTCGGAGTGCTCACGACGAAATTCGCGACGCCTTCGATGTTCTTGACCAGCGTGATGATGTCGGCGAACAAGCACGGCACGCCCGTATCAAGCCCCTGGATGTAGGTGTAGATGGTCTGCACAGCCTGCGCAACAAGCGTAGCCTTGTCGTATCCGATGTCAGCGGTAAGCACAGCCGCCACCGGCACCGCCTGCTCTGTCGCCGCGTAGACGTCGACATGGACGCCCGCCGCCTTCCACCCGGCAATCTTGTTTCCACTGGAATCGGTGTAGCCATAGACCACCTTCTGCGCCTGCGTGACAAGCGCGTTCGATGTCTGCCCCACCCCGTTATGGATGTAGCAGACCACCAGACCGACAGGCTGATTGTTGTCGGTCTCGTAGGGCTCAACGACCTGCGCGGATACCACGCGCTCGATCACGTTTCCACTCGAGTCCGTGATCTGCGTCGTCTTGAGCCCGTACTTGATCGCCTCAACCGGCCCGCGCGAAAGCGCATCGATGAACGCCTGGAAACGAACCTTCCGCTCGTCGTCCGACTCCACATCGGATCCGTTGATGAATGGCGAAAGATTCGTGGCGGACACGAATCCGGAAATGTCCGGCGCGGCAGTGAACTGAGTGCCGGCGGCAATGTTTCCGGCCGTTCCCGACACATTCGCGGAGACCAGCACATCCGCATACGTGTTGCCCACCGTGATCGTCGTGTCGTTCTCAGACGTATAGGTGACGGTCCCACCGGCATACGAATAGACCGTCCCTGCCGGAATTACCTGATTCGTGGCCGCGGCCGCGATCGCCGTGCGGATCAATCCAGTAGTCGGCCGCGCCGGCAGCGCCGCGAAAGAGAACGTGTTGTACGTGGCGACCGGGATCGCTTCCTTCAGCCCGATGAACATCTCCTGATACAACTCGTCCAGCTCGGCGGCCGGCGCTTCGACGAGTGTGCGCGCGATGGCACCCTCGTTGAAGTCGGTGATCGTTGTTTGCGTGCCCTTCATCCAGTTGATCATCGAGGCGACGATACTGGTGAAGTCTTTGATCTGAAACGCCATGTCCGTCCTTAGCCTTAAACCGAAACCGTTACTGATTGCCCCATGACCGGCTGAACCTCGACGTCGACAGAAGCCGTGTCGCCGCTGATCGTCGCCTTCGCGCTTGTAACGCTGTCGATGCGCGGATCCTGCAGCAGCGTCGCTTTTGTGCTCGACGCCGCGAGCAGTTCAGCCGCTGGCGTCGCACCGGTTCCGATGAGGCTGCGCAGGATCGAGCCGTAACTCATGTGATAGATGAGATCGCCTTGCTCGGTCTCCAGACGGTTCTTTACCGCCTGCTTCAGGTTGTCGACGCCCGTCACGAATGCGAAGTCACCCGACTCAGATGCCTGCAGCAATCCGTTGCGAAGCGCGACGTCAGTGCCGAACACCTCCTTCGAATCCGTCGTCTGCGCGGCCGCTGACGGCGCGGGCACGAGGATCGGCTGACCGGTAAGCAAGACGCCGCTCCCAGCCTGCGACACGTCGTCGGTGATGTACGGCGGAACGAGACCATTCGGCGAGATGAGTTGCCACCACAGCGCCGCGTCGCCCAGCGCGCGCGCCGCGATGCGCTGAAGCGTGTCACCGTGATGCGTCTCGACGAAGGCAAAGCCTGATAGCGGCTTATCGAATTCCGTACTCATGCGCTCACCGTCAATCCGCTATTGATCGTGTTCAGATGCGATGCGAGCGTCGAGCTAGACATCGGCGATAGAACCGGATCCGTCTTCGCCAGAGCATTCAGCGACGTCTGCGCGCTCGCGTTCACGTTCACGCCAGTACTCACCGGCAACGGCGCGACCGCCGCAAAGGTGTTCGTGCTCGCGTACGCGCTCAGCGGGCGCCCGCCGCTCGTCGACGAACAGTTCGACGAGCCATAGATCGCCGAATAATCCTGGTACATCGGAGTCGTATTCACCGCGTTCTTGAGAACGCAGAAGATGTTCGTGAACGCGCTCGCGATGCCCATAAACATCGCCTTGATCGTCGCCGGCATGCTGATGATCGCGATCGCCGTTCGCACCAGGTTCGCACCCGCTTGCGCGACGGTCTTTGCGACGTTCATGAGCGATGTCGCGATACCCGTGACACTTTTGATCGCAGTCGTCACCGTGCTAAAGATCGCCTGAGTCGTCTTCAGGAAGCCCTTGATCGGCGCGAGGATCGTGCTGTTGATCCAGCTCGAGATGCCGTTCGCGAACGAGCCGATATCGGCGATGGATTGCAAGATGCTCGAAAGCCCCGCCGCCGTGCTCGACGCGCCGCTCGACGAGGACGGAGTAACGTACGCGCCGAGCAGATCGCTCGTCACGGTCATCGGGATCTGGTATTGCAGCAGAAGCGGCCGCGAGCGCGAACGCCGAAGCGTGACTTCGCCGGGGATCACACTCGACGTGAACTGGTTCAACGTGTCGACGAACGCCAGTTGCACTTTGCTGGGATCTTTGCCCGACTTATATGCATTGGCCTTCGCCTGGTGCCATCCATCGAAAATCAATGTCTTCAGATCGATGAAGCGCTGCACACCATCGGCGCCCGTCGTGTCAGCGGCCCATCCGGTATTGCCCGAGATATTGATTTTCGCGACGCCCTTGCCGAAGTTATCGGCGAATGCGCCGCCGAACGTCTGCTGAACCGTCACCCGAGACGGATCTGTCCGCGTCAAATCCTCCGGCCGCACCCAAAGCGTGATCACCTTCGGCTTCGAACTTGCATTGAAGTCGAAAAGCGCGAAGCTGATCGGGCACGCGTCCGGTTTTTGCGAGGAAGGAGTAGCGTCAAAAAGGGCCATTCCCCGATCGTAGTGTCACGACACGGAATCCCCGTCGGGTATGATTCGAGGACAAATCGGGGGAATCAGACAATGAAAAGAGCCGTTTTAGCCGCCATCCTCGCGCTTGCTTCGAGCGCTTATGCCGCCGACTCACAATGGTGGGTCGCGCAGCGCAATGGGATCTGCCTTTCGCTCGGCGAGGAATTCCCGGGCATGCGAACGCCGGAAGAAGCATGGGCGAAGATGATTGCAGGCGTCCCGGTCGAAAATCGGATCCGCATCAAGCATGTCTCCAGCACCGTTACCACTTTCCGAGATGCATTCGGCCGCTTCCCGCCGCTCGTGATGGTCAAAGGCCACGAGCGGTGCCAAGCGGAGATCGAGAAGTGGAATAACCCGTACGGCTACTAGGCTTTCGCCGCCGTCGTATCAGCGTTCGAACCCTGCGCGGTGTGATGGTGCGACTTCACGCCGATGCCGTCGACCGTGACGTCACCGCCGGTCACCGTCATCGCGCCCGTGAGCGTCATCGTCGTGCCGGATCCGCCCGAGCCCGTCATGCCGCCCTTGAACGTCAGCGCGCCGTCGACAGTCATCGCACCGGTTACATGCGTCGTCGGCGTATCGATCGTCACACTTGCCGCCTTGACATTTGCCGTTCCGGTCGTGGTAACCGCAAGATTACCGTTGTTTTTGACGTCAATATTCCCTGACGGGTCGATATCGATCGTCGCGACTGGTGATCCGCCACTGGCGACCGTCAGATGCACATGCACGGCCGCATCCGTATTTTTCTTGATCGCCCAGCTCTTGTCGAAGTCCTTGCCGGTCAGATCCTCATGATCCGGCGATGTGCCGATTCGGAGATACGTGCCGCTCGGATGGTATGCCTCGAAATTCCCCTGCCCGTCAGTCGTCGTATAAAAATCGCTCGGCGTGCGCGTCACCACGCGGTCGAGATCCGCGAAAAGCATCTCGCAGATCTGCGGAAAGCGAAAGCCGATCACCACCGCATACGGTCCGAACGACGCGACCGCCGCGAGCACGTCGCGATCCGTTTTGGCCGTGAGATCCCACTTGTTTCCGCTCGGAGGCGTCGACGGATGCGGCAGAGCCGCGTGACCACAATTCGTGCTCGCGCTCGGCGTCAGCACCTGCACGCCCGGCAGTTGCTCGCCGTTGTCAGTCATCACCAGATCGACTGAATAGTCTTCAGGGTGGACCGCAGCGACGCGGCCCCAACGCAATCCCGTCATTGATAAATTCCGCTCAACTCTGCCAGGTACGGGCTCGTCGACGCGCCCGAACTCACCTTGACCCGTTCGATGAATCCTGTGCCGCGTTCGAGCGTCAGCGTCATGAAAAGCCCCTGATACGGGATGCAATCCAGATCGACTTTCGATACGTAGTACATCGCCTCGAGCGAGCCGCGAATGATCTTCACGTAGCAGCCCGCGCGGATGTTCTCGTTCGCGCGGATCCGCGCCGTGCCGCTTTCATAGAGCACGTTGTCCTTGTTCTGTGCGACAACGATCGCCCTGCGGTTCGTGATCCAGCTCACCATGCTCGTGTCACGAGTCGCTTGCTGGTCAGCGGGCAGACCGCTATTTATCGTCGATACGTCGCTCCCACCCTGCTGCGTAGACGTCTCCATGATCCGCATGCCATAGAACTGAGTCGCGGAATTCGGATACTGGTCGAGAATCACTGTGTCGCGATCCGCATCGGTCATCGCAAATTGCTCTCGAAAGATGTCCGAGACCAACTCGAAACGCGGCGCGCGCGTCCAGAAGTAATTGCCGACGCCCGCATCCGATCGCGACACAGAGAGGCTGATAATGTCCGCCTCGTTGACAAGGACCGGCGTGAGCGCCACCGCATCGGGCTGAATCATGTTGCCCTGCAGATCCATCGACGGATTCGGACGGTACACGCAGTAGACGCCGTCCTCTCGGTCCTCGAGATAGAGCTCGTTCCACGCACCGACGTCACCGAAGGACGCCAGCAAGCTGTAAATCGTTCCCTCCTGGTTCTGCACACCGCCCACGCCCACGACGCCATTTGCCACGCTGATCGCATCCGTCTTGATCGTCGCCGGATTCGGCGAGTTGTCCGGCAGCAGGGACTGAAGAAACGGCGTGACGATCAGATCCATTACCTGCGCAACGAAATCGGCCGCCTTCAGCGTTGTATCGAAGCCGACGCCAAAGCGCTCGAACAACTTGAAGCCCGAGAGATAGTTCTCGCCGACGGTGTATTGCGGCAGGTATTTGATTTGCAGCATCTGCCACAACTTGCCGTAGTCCTGTCCGCTGAGCGTGATCGATCGCTGAGGCTTCCCATCGGCAGAGATCGATTCATTACGCTGCACCTCTGACACGAATCCGCGCATATAGATCGGCGGCAGTGTCGGATTCTCAGTGTGAGACGTGATGTCGTTATGGCGCATGCGGATCTCGATGACGTCCATCGGCTCGACGAGACCATAGATCGACTCCATCGCGCCGTTATGCACGAAATAGTCATCGGCCAGCGTGATCGAAAATCCGCCAGCCGGCTCGCGCACCGACTTCGACACACGGAAGTTGCCGAGTTCGCCGAGATACGGCGTTAGATCGACAGCGAAATTCGCGGGCAGGACGTTCTGAGAGACTGGCGTCGATCCGTCGAGCGTCCGACGTCCAGTGGTTTTGTAAAGCGTCACCTTTACGACAGGCGTATATTCCAGAACCGTCATGCTGACATCCCCAGCGGAATCGGCTTACTGACCGAAGTGTTGACCGATTTAATCGTGCTGATTGGCGCGCCCGCCTGCGTTTCATGGCGATGCGTGACCTCGACGGCGATCTTTTTGTCCTTCGACTCCGCAGCCTGCTTTTTCGCCTTTCCTTCTGCCGCAAGCTCGTCGGGCGACATCTGCTTGCCAAGGCCGTTTGCGATCGACGCCAGGTCGCGAGCGTATGTCGGGCTCTCGGCATAACCCGAAAGTCCGCTCGTGAACTTCGACGCGTCGTCGCCAGCATTGAGGACGCCCTTGTACTTGCGCTTCATCATCGCGATCTGCGCTTCGGCCGCCTCGTGCATAGAACCATATTTGCGGAAACGCGCCACGTACTCTGAACCGTCGGCATGCTTGTCCATCGACGTGACGGTGTCACCGTTCCATCCGAACGCCTGCACGTTGAACGGGTTGTTCGCGCCAGCGATTTCCTTCTTTCCCCACCCAGTCTCGAGCGCGAGCTGCGCGAGAATCAGCCGCTTGGATACGCCGGTTCCCTTCGCCACTTCGTCAGCGAAAGCGTCGTACTTCTGCGAGAAGGCTGTTTTATCGGCCGACGGAGCGCCGCCGCCCGCACCCGCAGATGTGTTCGTGTCGCCACTCCCGACCGTCGCCACCCGCCCTTTCAAGTCATTCAACTCTTTCTCGTACCGGTCTTTTTCCTTTTGCAGCAACTCGTTTCGCTCTTGCTCGATGGCGGCAATCTTCGAACTCGCGTCAGCGTTGTTCTTTTCGAGCGTCGCAAGCGTCTTTTTCGCGTTCTCAACTTCCTCCGCGCTCGAGCGAGGATCGTTGATCGCGCGCTGAAGATCGAACTTATGCGTGTTCAATTCCTTCGCCGCCTTGCGCAAAGGATCGATGCGTGACTGCGCCGACGAATTGATAGCGCCGACGTTCTCGACGTTCTGCGCCTTCGCCACCGCCTGAGCGATCGCCATCGGGCCGGTTCCGTCCTTCGCACCGGCGAGATATAGAATGCCCGCGCGCATGTCGTTCAGGAGCGGAACGCCCTTGTCGGCGAGTTCCTGAAGCTTGTTGCTCATCAGGTTCGTATCCTTGCGGATGTCCGAGCCGATCGTTTCCATCTGGCTTTTCGGCGCCGCGTCGCGGATGCGCTTATTCTTTTCGTCGTCGCTCAGACTGCCGTCCGCGTCGATTTGCGCCATCGTCGAGATGTTGCTCGCATCGAGCTTGCCGAGATCCACACCCATACGCTGCAGACGTCTCGACAAAGATCCGACGTCCGTCGGCTTCATTTGCGACAGTGCCGCGAACGCGCTTTCGTTGATGCCGAGCAAATTCGCACCCGCATTCAGTCCGAGTTCGCGTCGCTCTGGCGAGCCACTGTAAATGCGATTGATCGCCCCGAGGATCATCTCGAGATTCGTAGCGCGCGAACCCGTCGCCGCAGATGACAACGAGGCGCCATTGCTCCGCATCCAATTGCCCGCGAGCGTCCCGCGCCCGAAGGTGCCGGCCGCAGTGCCGAACGCGCCCTGCTGCAGGAGCATGCGCGTCTGGATCGGATCCAGCCCGAGCGACTTGCCGACCGTCATGTACATGAAGTGCTGCCCGGCCTCGCCAGCGGCACCGCCGTTCGCGATCGACGAATTGACCCGCGAAAGCATGCCAGCCGATCCGATCGGATCGAGTCCCGGCGTTTTCGATGCGACAAGGCTCGTCAGCATGCCGGCGTAACCGTCGACGTTCGCGGTCGCGAGCCCGAGTCGTGTTTGCTGAGATGTATAGGACGAGATCGCCTGAAGCATCTCATCGGACTTCGAGAACGCACCTGACTTCGCGATCGCGTCGCCGATGACAAGCGCCAATTTCGTGCTGTCGGTCGCATTTTGCGTCGCCTGGAACTGGCGCATCTGCGCGAAAAACGCATTCGACTGCGAAGGATCGAGACCGAAGCTGCGCGCGAAGCCGGCGGAATTGCTGACCTCACCGGCGAGCCCCCTATAGTTGTCGGCCGTCAGACCCGCGAGTCGGGCGAACTCGGTGCCGAGCTTCTGCCCTTCCTGAAAAGTCAGCCCGAGCCCATTCGCGACCGCATGAATCGACTGCTTCAACACCTCGAATCCGACGCCTACGTCGCCCAGTTGGCGCTTGAGCGTGTCGTATCCGACGTCGTCCTGTTCGGCCGCGCCGATCTTTTCCTTGATCGAGCCCATCAGCTTGCCGACGCCGAGCGCGACAAGTCCGCCCGCCAACCCGGCAAGCCCAGCCATTGCACCGCCGCTCAACCCCGCGCCAATCGCATCGTCGGCCACACCACCGACCGGACCCGCCGCACGCAGCCCGCTTGACACAACCTTTCGCTTCCACGACGAAGCGCCGCCACCGCTATCGTCATTCGCGGCATCGCGCTCGCGCTGAATCCGATCCCACTCGCGCTTGCTTTCAGAATCGTCGCGGCCGATCCTGCCCGTCGGAGCGGGTTCCGGCATCGCCGAGAACGACGCGCCCGTTCCTTGCGTCACGTACTCATACGCCTTGCGCATTTGCCGTGAGCGCGAGTTCGGATCGGCATAGATTTTCGACCAGTCAATCTCGAAGAAGTCCGTCGACTCCTGTCCGGTATCCTTCAGGCGCTTGCGCAAGTCACCTGAGATCTTTTTCAGGCTTTCGACTTGCGCCCTCACCCGATCGATATCGGCAAGCGTCGCCTTGTCGATCGGATTGAACTTGAGTCGATTGGCGTCAGCCACCGCCGACCCGACCTTATTCATCCGCTGGGTCAGGTCCGACAGCGCTTTATCAAGCTGGCCGCCGTCGAAAGACGCTGAAATTGGTATCTGTACGCCGCTCATTTATTCAATCGTTTCCCAGTCATTCGGATCCTCAACACCCGTATCCGCCTTCGCATCAGCGTCAGCCAATTCGGCATCAAGGTCAAAATCATCGTCTTCGGATTCTTCTTTCGCGGGATTTTCCACGTAGTGGTGCGCCCAGTATTCCGTTTCGATCTGCTCGACCGTCGCGTCGAGGAACCTATCGTCCGTCGGTGCCAGGTTGTACTTGCGACGAAACCAAAAGTGCAGCGTCGTTGCCATCTCCCGACCGTTGCGCTTCGCTCGCGACTCCATTTTTTCGTCGAAAGGAGCCCTCCTTCGCGCGGAGCGCAGCGTGCACCTTCATCAACTTCGCATAGCTCTCATCGTCGAGCGGATCGAGCTCGTCAAGATCCCATCCGGCCGGCGCGAGCAACGTCAGCACCTTCAACGTCGAGATCATGCCCGCCACCGTTTCGAGGAACGGCGAAGGCGTGGCGACACCCTCAGTCAGTCGCGAGAACTCAGTTGCGATCGCCAACTCACGGCGCATGTTCCGGCGGGCGAATGTGAAGGTGCCGACGCCCTCCACGTGTTCGTCAAACTGCGGCAAGCCAGGTGCCTGACTCATTCTCTTGCTCCAGAAATATTGTTCAATAAGAAAGGGGCCACCAACCTGGCGGCCCCTCCATTACACCGTCACGATTCGATTAGATCGACGTGCCAGACGTGTCGAGCGCGTTGAACGTGCCGCTCGAGATCACCAGCGCATTCGCCGACAACTCGACGTCGCCGGACGCGTAGCTCACGCCCATGTACTTCTTGAGCAGCGTGCCGTCGTCCTTGTCGAACACTTCGACGTCGAACACCAGGCCCTGCAGCACTGCGTCTCCGTTCTCGACTGCGATGCCCACCGAGCGCATCGAGCCCTTCTTCAAAACGACTTGCTGGCAGGTGAGCGTATGACGCGCGACAGTCGGCACGTACTCGATCACATGGATATCGCCGATGCCCGTGACAGGCTCCGGCGCATAGTCGTCGTTCATCCGGACACTGCGCATCGCGCCGATCTGATTTCCGTCATACGTGATGACGATCCGGTTACCGGAACGCGCTTTTACGTTGGTCGTTGCCATCCGTCAGGCCTCCTTATGCCGACGCCGAGCCGCTGTACGGCACTGCGTACACCGTCACCGGGATAAAGTTGATCGGCAGCACAGGCGAACACTGGAAGCTGACGCCGATGACATCGCCATCGAGAACAGCCGTGATTCCCTTGTATGCCGGATTGGTCGAGTCGCCCACGAGGACGCCCGGGCCGGTCGGTTCCGGTTTAGCGAGTGCACGCAGCGTCGAGTCAGCGATCGAGACGGCACGCGCCAGGTTTTGAGGCGTGCCCTTCTGACCGCGCAGCTCGTCGAGTGCATCGCGCACGTTGCGCACGGTGTAATCCAGCGCGAAGCCAACCGATTGCTCGACGCGGTTGTAGTTGGCGTTCGTGAGCCACGTGGAGATCGACTTGACCACCTTGTAGCCCTTCGACGTGTTCTCAACGCACAGGACACCACCCTGGATCAAGGGATCGGTATCCGTCGGATTGCGCAAATCACGCTCGAGCCCACGCACAGACAGCGACTTGTTCGTAAGCGGCGTGCCGGGATTCACACCTGAGAACGCGCCCGCGATCATCGCGGCGAGCAGATACGGCGGATACAGCGTCAGGTTGCCGTTCGCGTCGTAGTCATAGAACCCGATGTGGACGAGCGACGTGCGGTCGGAGTTGAGCGCCTTCGCCGCCACGATTGCATTCGCGTCACTCGTGCCGAGCGCCGTGCCGCAGATCGAGCGTCGCTCCTTGCGGCCGGTCGTGCTCATGAACTGAGCGTGAGCATCTGCCATCGCTGCGATCGACGGATCCGACGACACCGGCGTGAACCACTGCATGTCCACGTTCTGCAGAGTCGTGAAAGCATCCGACCACTGCGAATTCGTGGTCACACCGTCCGATCCGCCCGTCAGATACGTGAACGGAATCGCTGCGGGCACCTTGCCGGCGTTCGTCGCTCGCGTCGCGGTAACGAAGCCCTCGCCCGAACCGTTGAACCAGTCGATCAGCGCTTGCAGGTTTGCGGTCGCGGTGTAAGCGGCCGTCTTGACATCGACGACAGTCGCATAGTCCAGTCCGTTGAGAGACGGCTTTGCACCATTCCCGTCGAGCACCGATGCAGTGAAGCCCGAAACGATGTTGATCGAATCCACGAGTTGCTGGACCGTCTTCATCTGCGTCAGATCGATCGATGCGACCTGCGTGCCAGACGGCGCCTGAAGCGTGACCGCCGTGCCCGTGATCGACATTACAGCCGAAGCAGCAACGCCGCTGTACTGCACCGAAAACGCATTGCGGTACAGGTTGTCCTGTGTGAAGTAGTCGTTGCCGTACTGGACCGTCGGCTGCAGACCCTGCGTCGAACCAGCCTGAATTTTGACCTTGATCTGGTTATTCCAGGCACCGTAGTCCGTCGACACGAGGTTGACCGATGCCGCACTCGATGCATCATTCAGCACGAGTGCCGACTGAACAGCCGGATTGACGCGAACAGCAATCACAGTCGCCGGACCGCCGACTTCCGTGCTCGGAGAGAATGCCTTTTTGACGGCAGTCAGAAGCTCGCCGTCGATCAGTGCGGATTCAGCCTCGCTCGGGCTGCCGAACGACAACGCCTTGTTCGGTTGACCGCCGACCGACGTGCCGATCAGCGCGACCACATTGCCGACCGACAGGTTTTTGTTCGCCATCGCGGAGTCGTCCACGGCCGACATCGTCGCGGGCGAAGTCCAAAGGCGTCCGTTAAAAAATACGGGCATGATTTATCCTCAGACCGGTTTGGTTACGAAAGCCGTGAACCGGGACTGATAGTTCGATTCGGCATCCTTAAAACGTCCGGCACTGGTTTCCGTGAAATGGAAAGCTGCGATCAGCTCGACTCGGCGATCGCTGCGCGACAACCGGACGCAGAACTCATCGAGCGTCACATCTGCTACCACCGGACTGGCGGACACGGCGTCAACGGCGGAAGTCCCACCGGCATCTGCCGTAACGTCTTGTTCCATGCTTTTTCCTCTCAATTGGGGGATAAAACGGTCACTTGCACATCACGAACTGGAGCGACTTCATCGCTCACAATCACCGGCGCCACGCAAGTAAAGGTGCCGGCCGTCTGGTACACCGGCGTGGGGTACTCGCCGCTGACTGCGTCAACGTCCTGCTGCTGGAACTCGATCTGTACGAGTCCGGCCGCATCGAAAACAGGGAAATTGGCGAGGACGATTCGGCGCAGTGCTTGGCGCATTGCGATTCGCTCGTCCGGGTTTTGCGACCAGCCGATGACGGTGATTTGCACGTTGGCAAGCCACCCTTCCGACTCAGTCCAGGTGTCCGCATCGACATCGAATGAGTCGATCTCGAGCAGTTCGCCCAACGACCGCTCCATCGGCGCATCGCTCGACAAATGGATGCTCACCATCGGCCAGGTTGTGCTTTCGTACTGAGGGGGAGCCGTTAGGACGGGAATCGCCGAATTCGGAGATCCGATAGTTCCTCTCTGCACCTCAACGGCGAGACCGGCCTCGAGGCGATCCCGCAAAATCGTCAAGGCATCCGAACTTCGGTCCTGATACGTTGCGCGCGGTGTCGCGCTCGCGGTCGCGCTGGGCGACCACTCAACGCCGTCCCAATAGAAGGCGCGATAGAACACCGGGACATCGTTTTGCAGATACGCGAAATCAACTAGGTACTTGTCGTTACCCTCGTACGCGACGAAGGCAGCCGGATCGCTTTGATCCGTGAAGTCGTCAGTTGCTTTGCGAAGGATTCGCCACGTGCGCGCGCCAGCGGGCGGCGCAAGGAAAACCTTGAGCGCGTTGCCGACTGGAAGTGGAATCACCATGCTGATCATGGTGAAAGTGTGCTGTCACGACTATCGACGAGGCGTGACACTAGACTTGCATCAAGGAGGTACTTCGTATGGCTGAATTTAAGATATCTGTTGATCTGTCTGACGTGATGAACGCAGTTCCAGTCATCAATGCGCAGATGTTCCCGCTCATCGCGCAGACCGTGCGCGCGATCGCGACACAGACCCAAGCGAATTGGATGACGTCCGTTCGCCGAGCAAAGCTATGGAGTGGCGAGAAGCTCGCCTACGAGGAATCCATCAAGGTCACGCCAATGGGCGACTTCGGAGCAGTCGTGTGGACGGACTATCGGAACGCGGCTGACATCGAGACCGGACGCGCACCGTATGATCTAAAGCAGATGCTCAACACGTCGCCGAAGGTGCGGCGCACGAAGGACGGGCGTCGGTTCATGATCATTCCATTTAGAACGAACACGACCGGATACGACGCGCTCACTTCGTCGATGCCTCAGAACGTTTATGACGCAGCATCGCAGTTGAAGCCGAGCAAGATTGTCGGCAAGACGATGCGTCCGACGGGTGAACTCACGTCGATTCACCCGAAGTGGGGTACGCGCCCACTGAAAAAGCAGACGCCATTCGCATCCGTCATCGCGACGCGCGCGGCGATGATGACCGAAAAGCACATCTATAAGTGGGGGACGAAACTCGACACGAGCAAGCTCGAAGGATTGAGCGAGCAGCAGCGCCGCCGATGGAACAACATGTACCGGTTTGATACCGGTAGCGGCGCGAAGCGTAGCTCCTCCTTCATGACCTTCCGCGTGATGATGGAAGGAAGTAGCGGATGGATTATCCCGGCGCGGCCGGGACTCTACCTGGCTAAGAAGACGGCCGACGAGATGCGCCCGAAGGCAGAAAAAGCACTCGTCGAAGCCGTCAGACGTTCGTTCAAGTAGTCGGCGCCAGATCGCGCCCAAACAGATCGAAGCGGCGCAGCACGACGCGCTTGGGCAATCGAGCGCCGGAATGCTCGCCTCGATCGCTTGGGAACGGCCCGTAGCAGAAGTACTCGCTGAAGCGCGTGCCCGTGATGCTGTACGACGTGCCCGCCGGCGGCGCCCCGATCGACCAGACCGGAACGCCGTTCGCGGGCACCTTCGGGATGCCGCCCTCGACGATCTGCTTGTCCGCATCGAGCCAGAAGACTCGCGTGACTTTCTCGACCGGATCGAGGATTCGCTCGTTCGGCGCGCCACGCGTGAAGCTGAGCGAGAAATAATCGGTGCTATTGAGCATCGTCACTCGGTCGAATTGGCCCATCTCATACATCGGCGAGTCGGATCCGATCGTGACAACGGCGTCGCCGTCTTGCCACATACCGAACTGCGCCCACTGCTGGCGCACTTGCTGCCCCGCCATGCCGGCGACCGCGTCGAGCGCTGCCGCCCAAATCCATCCCTTGCCGAAGCATTGCGGGCAATTCGGCGCGGCCGCGCCCGAATGGCGATTGATACACGGGCACCGGAACGCCTTGCGCCATTTGAACTGCTGCCCGATGTGATTCAGATGTGCATTGAACCTTGCAGGATTGAGCCTCATCCGAGCACCGCCGATCGAATGCCGTGGATCGCCGTCATCAGCCCGCCATTCGTTCCCTTCGCACCGTACAGAATCGTGTCGATCGTCGCGTGATAGTCCTCGATGCTCACGCTCACGCTTTCCGACAGCCCGTCCGCGCTGATCGAGCCAGACTGTGCCGGGAACGTGTCTTCGATCGCCTTCAGCACCGCAAGCTTTTTGACGACGTCGATCAGATCCGGATAGTCGCGCGCCACGTTTTCGAGACCAGCGATATACGTCACTTCGAGCATGAACGGAATCGTACGGCCGCCGGCGATCGCCTGCATGATGAAGGACGACAGCGGAACCTGAACCGAGTATGTCGTCGGCACCAGGCGCACGACGCCATATTTCTGATCCAGCCTGATCCACTCCTGCGGCACTGTGAATACCATGCTGGCAGGATCCGGATACGCGAAGCGCATCGACTGAATTTCGCGCACCGGCTTCTGGCGCATTGCGACATAGCCCCAACTGTCACCCTCGAAGAACTGCGGACCGTAATCGTACGGTGCGTCCACCGCGTACGGCATGCCAGCGGGCAGCGCGGCGATCTGGTCGGACGTTGGGTCATACGGGAAAAACTGCGTTGGTACAAGCGGCACGCGCAGATCTCGCGCGACACTGGCCTCAGCCGCGCGGAGCTTGCCCCACAGATAGTCATCCGAGAGCGTGCCGTTTGTGAAGAATGTAGCAGCCGCCTGCATCAGGTTATCTGCCCGCAACTCGTCGATGATGAAATCGCGCACGAACAACGCCGACTTCGTAATCGTGCCGGCAGACTCGACGCCGATCTTGAATCGCTTTATGAGGCTCGGCGCGCTACTCGTCAGCGTCAGCATTGCGGCGCCAACGGGAAGCTGGCCGGCGAGATCTGCCGACACCTGCACAACGACGATGCCCACGTCCCAGTTCGCGCCGACGTCCGTCGACAGCACAGGGATTGGCGCACCGATCGAGCTGGAGCCGTCGAGCGTAGAGAATTGCGCCGACACGGTCGACGCGGGATCGAGCGCCACAGGTGCGCCGTTTGCCTGGACCGCCAGCGCGATGCTTGCCGCCTGGCCGGTAAAGATTGTCGTCATGCGGGTTCCATGCCCAAAGGAAAAGCCGCCGGCGGAGTGATCCGGCGGCGGCCTCGCGGCGGAGATGCCGCCTTACTGCTTTAGCGCTGACTGAGCGTCTTGATGGAAACGCCCGACACGACGGCGGATCCGTAGGTCGAAGCATTGGTGTTTCCGATGCCCGCGACGTTCGCCGTATCCAGGTGCGCAAGCAGATTCGCGTACTTGGTTTTCAGATCCGCAAACGACGCCTGCATCTTGTTGTAGTTCGTGATCAGATCCTCGATCACATCACCAAGACGCGCGTCATGCGCTGCCGGACTCATCCGGTTCAGACGTTCCTTCAGCACGCTTTCAGTCAAAGCCATGATTCACCCTTACTGTTGAACCGGCGCCGCTTCGGCTTCGCCGGTCGATTGAGCCGCCGGCGTCGCGGCGTCAGTCGCGCTCGCGTCCGCTTCGGCCGATTGCGTCACGGGCTCTTTGAGCGCCGCGATCTCTTTCGCTGCGTTCTTGCCGTGCAAGACGTAGCCCTTGATGCTCGTGAACATCGCCGCAACGTCGTCCTCGATCTCCTCCGAGATCATGCCGAGCTTGTGCGTCACGAATTTCACGCCGCTGATCAGTTCCGATGCATTCGGAAGCGAGCAGATAACTTTTGCCATGCCATCTCCTAGAAGGTTGAAACCGCGCGCCCGGAGGCGCGCGGCATTATTCCTACCGAC